CTCGGCGAGCTGATTCAAACCGAACCCGGACCAAGCCCCGAGCTAGTCCAAGCTCGTCTGTCCTACCTCGCACCACTGCCGGCGCTTTCTTGCTGCGCCGGTATTTCCGGGCCTTTGAGCCTTTTGTTCTAACCTTGGAGCTTTACTAATGACAGCATCAGCAAATGGCACGACTATCCCTTCCGCGTCTTCCATCACAGACAACGGCGGAGGGGTATGGACTGTATCATCCGGTACAGTTCTACTAAACGGCAGCGATGCCGGGTTCACCGAGGACGTAATCCTTCTCCTCTGGTGGAATGGCACAATTTACCAGGAGAACATTAACGATGATTGGTGGAGCTGGACCGCAGGAAATTGGGTCTCGTTCCCGGTCGATCCGCGCAAGACTTTCTACGGCGTGAACCTCCACCCTGGGCTTGCCATTTACCAGTCCCTCGGTACCGGCCCAGTTGTCACCTTCATGCAAGAGCTCGGCGTCACAGTAGGCCGTATGGACTGCTACGCGCCGACAGACAACACAATCATGGCCACATGGTGTGAAGCCCTTTTCAACGGTGGCCTCGTCGGCTTGCCTATCTTGATCGCCGCGCCTGTGCCGGGTGACGAAACAACCTCGTACAACAACGGTTACGCGCTCGGGCAAGCAATTGCCACAGCCTGTGCGCCATACACCGCGTTCTATGAGTTGAGCAACGAGCCTGACGCTTATTGTGGCTGGACCGGGGATGGCCTCCAACCCCAGTGCTATCCGGAAGACGAATGGCTCGCCGTGCGCGGAACCATGCGCGGGGCTCACGACGGTGTCCTTTCAGTCCAACCCAACGCTGTCCTCGTTTGGGCCGGTCAAGTCGAGCTGTGCGAAGGCTTCACCAACGGTATGACCACAGGCGTTGACCCTGATGGCAATACCGGGGGACCGATCGTCTCTGCCAACACCATCACGTGGCACTGGTATCAGTCGTCTGGCAATATCGAGAACACTGGATCGAGTGGCACCGCGGCACCTTGCGGTTCCCCTACCGGAGGCCTGAACATGCTTGCCTTCGCCTCGTCCTTCGGTCTCCCGGTCTGGCTCACCGAGATCGGCAACACGGCCGGCGATACCCAGGCGCAGCAAAAGACCTACCTTGACGCGGCAATGGCTGAGTACTACGCCGGCGCATCCACTTACAACCTGCAAAACATCACCTGGTACGAACTCATCTGCGTCTCAGAAGACGGCGGTACCTATGGCCTTGTAGCCGAGAACGGAACGACGAAGCGGTCGGCCTTCAACGCGCTCAAGACTTTCATCACTGACAATCCATCGCCACTTTAAGGAGCCCGCCATGGCCCGTGAAACAAAATCTCGTGAATCGGGCCTGGCCTCGATGAACAAACGTCAAGCTGCCGCGCGAATGAGCGTCTATGGCACCGGAATCAAAGGCAATGTCGAGCGTCTTATCGCTCTTCATCCCGAAGGCCTCGACGTAGGCCAGATTCTCAAAATGCTAAACGAAGAGTCCAACATGGCCGTCTACGGCGCGTGTAAAGCCCTGGCCAACGAAGGCCGCGTTCGCATGGTTCGCTCCCACCATGCTGGTCGCGGTAGGCCTGGCTCGACCTACTATCCAATCGAACAGCCTGTCGTTGCCAAACCGGCTTCCTACGTTACTCTCGAAGCCATGCAAGCTCACGCGCGGAGCCTACTCACCAAATGAACGACTATACCCACTTCTCCGTCGACGGCCAAGACGTGTTTACCGAGACGCTTTATCCCGACCAGCCCGTGAACCTCGGCGCGTATTGCTGGACGTGCGGAGAAGTGTGGTGTCGTATCAACTACGGCGCTTCCTCTTGGCGCCTCACTGGACTTTATTGCTGCAAGTGCCGCCCTCGCTTCGGAGGCTCCCTCCGCGACATTTACAGCAACAAGGTCATGGCTACCTTACCAAAGCCAATGCTCATACGTGAATTTCTCTTGGAGGCGCATAGACATGAAACCTGAAAATCTTATAGCAACCTTTGTAGTGCCAAAGGTGCCATCAGACACCTGTGGGCTTACTTCGCCGGAAGTCTTTACATGGGACGACTTTTTCGTCAAACTTCGTTTGATCAACTTAAACGACAGAGCAATTCGTATCACAATAGCTTATGAGGATGAATAGACATGAAACACTCTTATGTAACCGAAGCCCAACTTGCACAAATGGGCGCCGACTGGCGTTTTAAAACTCGCACAGCCATGCTCGAATACATGAATCGAGATTCTCTCACTTGCTTCATCTGCGGCAAGCAGTTCATCGCCCTCGGTTGCCATGTGAACGTCACTCACGGCATCTCTGCGCGCCAGTACAAGTTCGCCTTCAATATCCCACAGACCCAAGGCCTTCTCGGCAAAGGCACCAAAGACCACTTGCGCGAGCTCGCCTCCCAAAAAGACCGCGTAGAAGACGCGCTCGCCTTGGGCCAGCTCTACGGTCCCATCTACGGCCCGATGCACAAGGGGAAGGACCAAAACGCTCCTCGCTACGAGGATCAACCAGGAGTGTTTAAGACCAAAGAACCGCGGGATTACAATACGGTAAAACCGCCGGTCATAGACCATTCCTCTCTCGCGCCGGACGAGTTCGAAAGGCTCCAAGCGCATTTGAAGAGCATGCCACTTCCGAAGGGCTACGAACAAAACAGCCTTGTCGCCCGCGTGGAACGGCTTGAAAAGCTCGCCTTCCGTATCCTCCGTGCCTTGGAACAATTTGAGAGAAAAGAATGACTGCCGAAGACAATATCGATGTGGAGAGCTACGCGCCAAAGCCCAAGCGCGTGCGTAAGACCAAGGCCCAACGTTACGATATGGGCAAGCCAGTCGCACAGGCCAAACAATCTGCCTTTAACCCATTTAACGTCGTAGTGCCGAACAACTGGATCGATAGAAACACCGGTGAAGAATGCACCAGCTGGACTAAAGTCGGCGCGGCCTGGCCTATCGAAAGCGGCAAAGGTTGGACAATCAAAATCTGCTCCGGCATTTCGGTCTCCGGCGCGATTTATCTCTTTCCTAACGACCGAGAAAAGGAGTAACAAATGGAACTGCTTGAATTCACAATGACTGGCACGCAACATTCCGCCGGGTACAAAGCGCACAAGGCTGAGATCGAAGCCTTCGACGTGCTTAGTCTGATCCAAGACAAAGGCAACCAGTACGACACCTGTGCGATCAAGGTCCTATGGCAAGGCACCCAGATCGGTTGGGTGCCGAAGAAGCTTGGCGCGGGCAAAGAAATCCTCGACAAGCTTCTCGATTGGCAAGAGCAAGAAGACCTCATTCTCGTCTCTTGCGAAGTCCGCGTGCACGAACCTGACAATCCCGTTGACATGCAACTCATTGCAGTCGTTTCTATCGAGGTGTTAAGTGAGTGACCAACTTTCCGCTACCAAGCCCCAGACTCCCCCCGCGGTGGCAGTCACACCTGACTACCTGCGCGCCGGGAATCTACCAGGCGTCAACGTCCTCATTGAAGGTCCTACTGGTTCAGGAAAAACTACATCTATCGCCACGGCAGTGGACTATGGATATGAAGTCTTCGTCCAGATGCTGGAGCCTGGAATGGAGTCTCTCCTTGGCTATTGGGTCGACAAGGGCAAGGCTATTCCACCGAACCTTCACTGGAATTACATTCAACCTACCGTCAGCGATCTCGACGCGATGATCACGGCGGCAACCTCGGTAAACACACTCAACCATGCCGACCTCGCCAAGATGCAAGACCACAATCGAGGCAAGTACAACAAATACATCGACCTCATGCGGAATCTCAATGGATTTGTGGACGAGCGAACCGGACAAAATTTTGGCCGCGTTCTCGACTGGGGGACGGACCGTGTACTTGCGTTCGATGGACTCACCGGACTCTCCCGCGCGGCTATGTCAATGGCTGTCGGAGGTAAGCCAGTCAAATCCCAGGCCGAGTGGGGGATTGCTCAGGATCAAGTGGAAAAACTGCTCCTTTATCTCACCGACTCCTGCAGATGCCACTTCATTCTCCTTAGTCATATTGAACGAGAGACTGACGTCGTTCTTGGCGGGAGTAAGATCACTGTCTCAACCCTCGGCAAAGCCCTTCCACCGAAGATACCTCCAATGTTCAGCGATGTAGCATTGGCGGTGCGGGACGGAGACAAATTCTATTGGGACACGGCGAACACCCAGGCGGATCTCAAGACCCGCAACCTGCCTATCAAGGCCAACATCGCGCCAGACTTTGGCCAGATATTCAAAAAGTGGAAGGCGCGTAACGAGTCAGGAGGCCTAAGTGCCAACACCAATTGAGCAAGACTGGGACAAAGCCATCAACCCGAACGGCAAGCGGGTTGAGATGAAGATGCCGCCCTTGATGAAAAAGATGTGCAAAGTCTTTTTCTACATGGGCTGGTCCAGCGGTGCCGGGCGTATTATGGCCGCTGGCCGTAGCATCGACGAAAGTACCCAGATGATGAAGATCATGGAAATCATGGACTGCATCGAGCAAGACGAACGATTTCTAGGCGTTAAAAAGGAGGGCCTCGTTGGTCCCGAGGCTGACGACCTCACCACTATCCAGTAATCAATTTCTATCTTTCAAAGGTTCTATCATGGCATTCGACGCAAACAGTTTCCTCGACACCCAGATCTCTGGCCCGACTTCCACCGAACGGATTCTTATCGAGCCTGGTGTTTACTCTGCCTTCGTCGCAGACGTCAAGGCTGCCAATGGCTTTTCGGAAAAATCCCAAGCTCCTTGGGCTCGCTTCGACGTGGTCTTTGAGATCGAAGACGACCATCAGAAAGACCGCACAGGCCGCGCTCGCCTCATCCTCACCTACGGCATCATGCTTGAGCTGGACGAAAACGGCGACCTCGCCGAAGGCAAGGGCAAGAACGTTAAGCTTGGCAAGTTCCGCAAGGCCATGGGCAAGAACGACGGTCCGTTTCAGCCGCGCGACCTCATGCATCTCTACGCGCGCGTCCAGGTCGGCCACGAGATCTACAACAACGAGCCGCAAGAAAAGATCACTGCCGTTTCAGCAGCCTGACCACTAACTAGCTAAAGGAGAGGGGGAGCTCCGGCTCCCTCTATGCTATGGAACCGATTGACATTGAAGTCATTGACGCGATTGATTGGCTTTCGCACGCTTGCTACACGAACAGTTTCGAGCACGGCTTCTGGGACCAGTACTTTGACGCGCTCAACACGCTCGAAAAGTGGGGCCAAATAGGAGGCAATGACGTACGCCAGTACATCACCGACGTCAAGCTTTCCAAGATCGCCCTAATGCACAGCGAGCTCGGCGAGATGACCGAGGGCATTCGCAAGCCTTGTCCGGACATGCATTGCCCAGGTTTCTCGTCGGAAGAGATTGAGCTCGCCGACGTACTCATTCGTGCCTTTGACTACGCTGGCGCGTACCATCTTCGCCTTGCTGCCGCGGTCCTCGCCAAGATGGAGTACAACAAATCGCGGCCTTACAAACATGGGAAGCTGGCATGAACTCTATCGAACAACGAATGGAAGACGCGCGCGAGTGGGCGCGCAAGATCACCGGCTTTTGTAAAGACTATGGCGGCTTCATTATCGAGCGCGATATAGTCGAGTACCTCGCCGAGTACAAAATGATCGCGGACTGGTATCAGTCCGACATGCGCATGCTCGGGCGCGAAACCACCGAGCTTCTCGAACTTAGGGAGTTCTACAATGCCGCTCAAGCAAGGAAAGTCCAAGAAAGCAATCTCGTCAAACATCAAGACGGAGATCAAAGCGGGCAAGCCGCAAAAGCAGGCTGTAGCTATAGCATTAAATACCGCGCGAAAGGGAAAGAAGAAGTCGAAATAACCAAGGTCTATATCGCCGGCCCAATGACTGGTTACGACGAGCACAACTTTCCTGCGTTCCATGCCGCGGCAGCTCGCATTCGCCGCCACGTCGCTGCGGTCAATCCGGCCGAGCTTAACGAGATCACTGACCCAATCAGGCTCATTGTTCAGCGGGATGTTGGCGCGCTGCTTACCTGCGATGCTATCTGCCTTCTTACAGGCTGGTCTACATCGAGAGGAGCAGTAAACGAGCACAGTATTGCCACTTGGATGCAAATGCCCGTACTTACCCTCGAGGACTTCCCCTCATGATACACTACTATCCTTTGGAGCAAATCCATGTCGCCCCTGACAGACAGCGAAAGCACTTTGATGGCGCAAAAGTTATGGAGCTTGCTAACTCCATCCAGTCCGTCGGACTACTCCAGCCAATTATTGTGGAGCCTGGAGGCAGTCTTATCGCGGGTGAGCGTCGAACAAGAGCCTGTCGCCACCTTGCTGCTATGGGAATTGCTGTTCGCTTTGGGGACGATACACTTGAAGTGGGCCAAGTCCCAGTCGTCTTCTACTCCGACTCTGAACTGAAAACCTACGAGGCCCAGCTCGATGAGAACATTCGGCGCGAAGATCTATCATGGCAGGAAAAAGCGGCCGCGACTGAATTCCTCCACGCGCTTCGTACGCGCCAGAATGCCGACCATGGTATCTCGGCGACTACGCGGGAGGGCACTGACTCTAATGTCACTCGAGTCCGCGATCAACTCATTGTGGCCAAGCATCTCGAAGACAAGGAGATCTCCTCGGCGCCGTCCGTGAAAGACGCGATGAAGATCCTCCAAAAGCGTGAAGAGAAATCTCGTCTCACTCGCCTATCGGAGTCGGTTAATGTCAAAACTCTTTCGTCTCTGCATCGCCTGGAGCTTGGTGATTTTAGGGCTGCTTCTGTTGACCCTGGCTCAATCGATGTTATCCTTACCGACCCTCCTTACGGCATGGGGGCACAGTCTTTCAAAGACGGCGGCGGGGCTGTCGAAGTAATGCACGAGTACGATGACATTGACGGCGACCGCTGGCGCGAGATGATGGTGGACTTTGCTAAATGGAGCTATCATGTTACAAAAGCTAAGGCGCATATGTATGTCTTCGCCGATATTGACAGGTATCATTATCTTCGCGAGTTGTTTAGTCAGTCTGGTTGGCGCGTTCATCGTACTCCCTTGGTTTATAGCAAAAGCCATGCTAGTAGTCGTCGTGTGCCTTGGCCTACTATGGGCCCTCGTCGAGGGTACGAATTAGTTCTGTACGCGGTGAAGGGGGATAGAAGTGTTAACGCTATTGTCTCGGATGTATTCAGTGCGGACACCGATGAAAACTTGGGGCATGCTGCCCAAAAGCCTGTGGGGGCTTACACAAACCTCTTACGTAGGTCTGTGGCGGCTGGCGACCTCGTGTGCGATCCTTTCTGCGGAACAGGGACCATATTCCCTGCCGCGCAAGAGTGCAAGTGCCGTGCGATTGGGTTTGAACTAGACCCGGCTTTCCACGGAATAGCGATTGAACGATTGGAGGCTTTGAAATGAGAGTAGCTTGTGTTTCAAACTTTGACGACGAGATGTACGAAGAAAGTTTCGTCACACTTGTTGTTTGCGAGCGCATGGCTAAAGTCATTGCGCGGGTACTCAACAGCGAATTCAGCGGCAATCATTCGCCTTGCTACTATCGCGTGGTTGAAGACGATTACAAACTCTACAAATGGGAGCCGTGAAATGAAAGTCACACCTAGCAAGCCCGAGCAAACACTCGAAACCGCATTGAAGGCTATTGCCGAAACCGAATCAGAACCTAGCAACTTCGGTCTCGCCGAAGTCAAGGAAGAAGGCAAGAACTATGGGCCTCCGCCCACGGAAGAACAGAAACGTCGCCGCGCTCAGTACAACCGCCAGCACGACATTATGACCGAGTGCCTGGAAGAACGCGAACGCCAGGAGTCCATGGGCCTCGACGAAGACCACGACGACACTGTCCCTGTCTACGCCTGGTCCAAGTACATTAACCATCAGCTCAACCAAGCTGCCGGTGGCCGCGGTCCTTTCCGCATGCGCTATCTCAAAATCATGGCTCTCGCCCTCGCAGCCATCGAAACCATTGACCGCGCGGACCCACCTGCTTTCCGAGGCTAACCTATGATAGTCCAAGGCCATCAAGTCAAACCAGTCGGCCCACCTAACGCCGAGGTGATGCTCGTCGGCGAAGCTCCAGGCGCGGAAGAGATGCAACTGGGTGTGCCCTTCGTGGGTGCCAGCGGTATTGAGCTCTCGCTCATGATGGGCGAGGCAGGGATGAAACGAAGTGACTGCTATCTTACCAACGTCGCGCGCACCCGGCCGCCGGGGAACGACATTAACAACTGGATTGCTTCCACGGCAACGGAAGAAGCTGCGCTCCTCAGCCGCGGTGGAATACGCTATAACGGGCGAGTCATATCGCCGGAAGTATATGAAGGCATTCGACTTCTTCGCGCGGAAGTGGAGACCGTCCGTCCTAAGCTCATCATCGCCCTCGGCAACACAGCTCTATGGGTCCTTACTAACGAATGGGGTATTGGCTCCTGGCGCGCAAGCCAACTTACAGCAACGCTTAGCGGAGATTGGCGCCCAACCTGTCTCCCCACCTACAATCCCGCAGGAGTACTTCGTCAATGGTCTCTCAGAAGAATTGTGGTCCAAGACTTCCGGCGGGCTAGATCAATACTTACGGACGGCCTCCCTGTCGCCCGATACAACTTCTGCGTCGAGCCCACCTTCGCCGAAGCGATCTCGGTTCTGGAGTTCCTTCAAGCGAAGCTTGAGCGTGCTGTTGAACCGGTAACCCTTTCAGTCGACATCGAGACCCGGAACTTCCACACAGCCTGCCTCGGCATTGCCTGGAACAAGACCGACGCGATATGCATCCCTTTCCTCGACTCGCGCCGACCCGAGGGCTATTGGAACCTCGAAGAGGAGACAGAAATTGTCTACCGACTTTATCTCCTTCTCACGCATGCGAGAGCTGCAGTCGTGGGCCAGAATTTTATGTACGATATCCAGTACATCTTCCGATACTTCCACTTCATCCCTCGAGTTGTCAGAGATACAATGCTCTATCAACACGTGTGCTTCCCAGGCGTGCCCAAGTCGCTGGATTTTCTGGCGTCAATGTACTGCGAATCTTACCGTTACTGGAAAGACGACGGTAAGACCTGGTCGGCGAGTATGGATGAACGTGTGCTGTGGCGGTACAACTGTGAAGATTGTGTTCGAACCTTTGAATGCGACGAGGCGTTGCAAGGGGTAGCTCGCGCGCTGAAGCTGGACGAGCAAGTCAATTTCCAGATGCGCCTTTGGCCAGCCGTCCTCCGCATGATGAACCGTGGCATGCGAGTCGACGATGAGATGAGGCAACAGCTCGAGAAAGACATGGACGCTCATGCCGCCTCACTCCTCGCCGACATAACCTACGTCGTCGGTCACCCTCTAAACCCCAAGTCACCCAAACAAATGAAGGAGTTTTTCTATGGCGAGCTCCAACTCCCCCCAGTCTACAAGCGCGGCAAGCAAGCCAAGCCAGGAAAGATACGACAACCTTCGTGCGATGATGAATGTCTTCAGAAGATTAGACAGAGAGAGCCAATTGTCGGTCCTCTTATTGATCTCATCACTGAGTTCCGGTCAGTCTCTGTCTACGCTTCTACATTCCTTCGCGACGTCCGCGATACAGACGGAAGACTCCGCTGCTCCATTAACATTGCAGGGGCGGTTACATTTCGATTCAGTACTAGCGAGAACGCTTTTGGCTCTGGTATGAACATGCAAAATCTGCCGGGCAAAGAGAACAAAACCAACGCGGAGAGGGACAAGGAAAATGCTGCCAAATATACGCAGAATGCTAGTGCCTGATCCAGGCAAGATGATCTTTGATCTGGACTTGGAGTCCGCCGACCTACGCACGGTCGCTTGGGAGTCGGACTGCGCCTTCCTCAAAGACTGTTTCAAGACTGGCCGCAAACCATATGTCGAGATGGGCAAGGAGTACTACAATGATCCCGGCTTTAATAAGACTGTTGAACCTGCTTACACTCAGTTCAAATCACTATGCCACGGAACAAACTATCTTGGTAAAGCTGAAAACATATCAGGACGAATCGGACTCGAGGTGTCTCGCTGTGTACGTGTACAACAATGGTATCTTAAAAAATGTCCTGAAATTCAGACATGGCATGAGCGTATCGTACGCCAAATGGATACTACCGCAACTGTCTCTAACGCTTTCGGATATCGTAGAAAGTTTTTTGATCGAATCGAGGGGACTATCTACAACGAAGCCGTCGCATGGATCGGCCAGTCCACAACCTCGATCATCATCAACAAGGGACTTGTGGCGATAGACGAATGGGAGGAAGAACATGGCGAAGGACTCGAGCTGCTCATGCAAGTGCATGATTCTCTTATCGGACAGTTTCCCGCGGAGCGAAAGGATTATTTTTTACGATTGGTTAGAGACTTGTGCACAATCACAGTGCCCTATGCTGACCCAATGGTCATGCCCGTGGGAATCAAGACTTCTGAGACTTCTTGGGGAGACTGCTCATGAATAACCCACTCGATAAACTTAACACCTGGTTAGCGGAGAACGGTATTACTGTCTGCGGCGACGCACAGCGCGCGGACCTGACCAACGAACATGGCTTTGACCACTTTAAAGTACATGGGCGTGGTCCTGTGGATGAAGTAGATTCGCTTATGTCTTGGGCAATTGCTGAATTCACTGAGCAATTGCACGGCCACAAAAACATTTGGTGGCGCGCTGTTCCCCGCATAACAACGGACACAGACTTCGAAGACAACAAAACCTACTGCTATATATACTTCCGTGGATGCTCCTGGTAAGGAATAACTATGCCGCGAATCTTTCCTGACTGGATCGAGGCCTTCGAGAAGTACACCCAGTTCGGCGAAGCCCCTAACAAAATGTACCGCTGGTGCGCGGTGTCAGCTCTCGCCGGCGCAATCCGGCGCAAGTGCTGGCTCGATCAAGTCTACTTTAAATGGTACTGCAATGAATACATTATCCTTGTCGCTCCTCCAGGAATTGTCTCTAAGTCTACCACAGTGGAAATTGCAATGTCGCTCTTGCGGCGCGTCGACGGTATTCGATTCGGCCCTGACGTTATCACCTGGCAGGCCCTCGTTAAATCTTTTGCTGGCGCAGGTGAGAAGTTTACGCTGCCAGACGGAACCGAACTCGACATGTCCCCGCTTACCATCGCCTCCAGTGAATTTGGAAATCTCATGGCCCCTGGTGACAGAGAAATGGTCGATCTCTTGGTTTCCCTCTGGGATGGACGAGAAGGAGTTTTTAGAAAAGAAACCAAAGGATCTGGCAACGATGAGGTACTCAATCCATGGATCAACATGATAGCCTGTACCACCCCCGCGTGGATCAGTGGAAACTTTCCCGAGTATATGATCGGGGGAGGCTTTATGTCAAGGTGTATTTTCGTCTATGCAGAGGAGAAACGGAACTATGTAGCATACCCGGGCATGGCTGTAGCTGGCATGGATATAGCACAGATGGAAGCCGATTTGATCGCGGACTTAACGGAGATAGCTGCCTTATCAGGCGAGTTTGGAATGACTCAGGAGGCAGTCGAATGGGGAACGGAATGGTATCAGAGACATTTTGCGACAAAGGGAAATGGTCTGCTCGAGGACTCGAGGTTCGGTGGGTACGTAGCGCGGAAGCAGACCCACATACACAAGCTCGCTATGATACTTTCCGCATCGAGATCAGAGGACTTAGTCATCACGAGGCAGGACTTGCAGAGGGCCGAGCAAGAATTGACGCTATTGGAAAGCGATCTGCCGAAAGTTTTCGACAGAGTCGGGAAAAGCCAGGACTCGGTCCAGGCGGATCGACTGATTGAGCTAGTGAAGGCCAGTGGGCAGATAAAAATCACGGCGGCTTACGCGGCAATGCACAGCGCCGTGCCTAACTTTGACGAGTTCGATTCTTTGATGACAGGCCTGATCCAAGCAGGTATGCTCATACGCAAGTCTGTCGCCGGGGAACTCATTCTCAGCATCCCCGCGCGATGATGAACAGCCTCTTCTGCCACCCGTTCTTATCATGTTCCCAGCCAGGCAGCGTTTGATAGTGGTTAGCTCGCGCGACCAGATACATTTCTGGCTCCTCTAAGGCAGCCGCTGCAAACGCTGTGTCCGGGCCCAAGGCCCCGTCTTGCTCCACCCCACACACTCCTTGCAACAATTTCACAGCCTCATCAACCCCGTGATTAATCGCGCCATCGAGCAACCACAAGTCCAGCTGGCTAGGGAGAGCGCTAGCCCCACAAGGAGCCCAGTAATCGCTATAGTAAATCGCTTGGGCTTGCTCAATGGTGAGACCAGCAATGTCAAGATTGGGGTATGCCGCTTTGCTAATGCCGTACTTTGTCTCACCGCCTGGGTCCTGTGGATCATTGACGTAACCTCCTTCGATACGGTTAATGATAAGGGTGATACATGCAATAAACCTCTGGTCTACTTGGTCCATCCCAGTATGTCCTTGGTAAATTCCAACAGTGTTATCACCACGGTGATAATGCCGAAGCCCCATACGACAAACTTCCTCCAGAGCTTCAGCTCTTTCACCATCTCATTGGTCTCACGCGAGTCCGCGCGGATCTGTTTGCACAAGCTCAACACAGCCCGCACCATTACCGTAATTTCTTTTTCTTCGTTCGGCAGCATACCAGCCCCCGTTATTGTCCCGTCTGTCCGCTGACAGTCAAGTATATCGTAGCCCCGGCGCTGGCTTCGGCCGTGATAGCCTCACCGGTGTTCAGCACTACCAAGCAATTGAGAATTAAAGTGGTATCCCCAGGAATGCTTTCTTGCAAAAACCCTGTACCACCCGGCATATCAATGGTCACAGTGGCCGCCGACCCGCCGAAGTTCGCAATGACCACAGTCTTCACAATCGCCTGTGTAGAAGCCGGAGTCGTGTACACCGCCACGAACGACGTTGTCAACAGCGCGTTGCAAAACCTTGCATACTGGTAAGTAGAAAAAGACATGGCGTCTCCTCAGACGTCTACGAACATTGAACAAATAAGCAGCGCATCGTCGGGTGCTAGCTTGTTACACGGCGCGCTGGGTTTGTGCACCAGGTATTTCGAGTCCACCATGCCTGCTACTACCATCTCGGAACAAAACCACGCGTCAGGGTTCATCCAATCTCGCCCTATGGCAAACGCAGCGATGGCAAGACTATCATACGGCTTGCCAATCTGCGCTCTCACAAAGTCATAGTAAGCTTTCTCTACCTCCCCTGAGCACGGTAATACCACGATCTTCGTCGCGTACCCAGCTACGTAAGTCGCCGGCCTGATCTGAACCCCCGCAGGTACATCGCCGATCTTGTCATCTCGCGCGCCAAGCAAACTGCCGTCTGCTAGCACTGTGTCCACATGGCTATAAGTCCCATGATCGAACCACTGGATCAGCGTCGACCCAAACGATCTGTTGCCAACAAACTGCAGCGTGATGGCGCCCATGATTACGTCCCCGAGTGTTCAACGCCCGAGGCATTGCCAACGGCCGCAGGCGCGGCAGGTGCTACCTCCCCGGCAAGAGTAGCGGGCGTAGGAGCCGCCTTGGCTAAGTCCGCACCCAGCTTTTGCCACAACACAGCGACCAACTGCGCTGCAGAGGTGACCGATGAAGACTCGAGCGTGGGCAATGCAGCCGTCAGCTGTGCCACAACCGCTGCACCTTTGATCGGACCCGACAGTGGGTTCAACCAAGCCTGCGGCTCGCTTTGAATATCCGTCAAGGTTGCCGACACTACCGCGTTGACTGCCGCGAAAGCCTCATTACCCAACAGCGCCCCGAATTGCTCAAAAATATCAGACATGATTTCTTCCTCAGTTAGATTGAAAAGGTAACACCTGTTTGGGCTGATTCGAAGTACCAAGCAAATGCCCGGCCAGCCCAGCCAGGATAAGCTTGTCGAACTCTAGAAAGCCTGTGGTGTCTTGCACGTGAGCGATGGCGAAGTAAGCCCAGAGCGACGCGCCAATGACACCGATGGCAAACTTCAAATACATTGGCGCATTGTTTACTGTCTGCACCGGAACAGGAACGAGGGTCATGGTCAAACTCCGTCGGGTTTACGCCACGGTAAAGTGGCGGTTTAAAACAATCTCACTATCGACACATAGGTGCCAGTGGCGTTCGCCCCGAGCGACCTAGTGGCGCCGCTGGTTTGCTGCACCTGGATAGCCAATGTAGTTCCGGCTGCCATCGATACCACAGCCGACACATAGGCTGTGTGGTTAGATGCCGTTGTTGCTTCTTCCGCGCCTACGCCAGTCGCGATCGTTGTCCCGTTATTGTTCACGGTCAGAATAGTGTCCGCGCCAACCACACCTGCCGTAGAGCCAAACAACACACCAGCTGTTATAAAATAATACCCCGTGACTGGCGCTGTAAATATCCCTGTCGTTGCGTTGAAGTTCACTCCAAGGTTATCATAGAACGCGGTCCAGTGAGTGATAGTCGTCGTGGTTGCTGTGGTTATAGCCTGCAGCGAACCATTGACATAAGTCAGCGCGTCATTCCCTGTCGTATGCGTCGGACCATTGACTGTCAAAGTCCCATTGACTGTAACATTCCCCGTCACAGTCTGCGCGCCACTAGCCAGCGTGCCCGTCACATCCAGGTTGTACGGTATGGTCACAGTCGTGCCATCGTTCGTCCAGCCTTTCAATAACTTCTGCAACAGATTCAACCAGTCTCGCATCTGCGCCCACGTACCTTTGCTAATGTACGCGCTAGTCTTCGAGGGATCCTTCGGCACAGGCTCAGTCCCAACCGGTGCCGGCGGTAGCGGCTTAGCCATTTACCCACTCCTCGCAGTAGCCTTTCTTCTGCAACGCGCTGATGGTATCGGCGAGCTTATGCCCAATGTCGTTCCGGTACAGAGGCGAGTTAGGTATGCGGATGTTCTTCGTCCGCTCGAACGCTCGGTCACAAGCTTCGAGCACATTCCTCCCACGATCCACAACACAGGCAACATAGCAGCCAGCAGTAACAAAGACGTCTTGCTCTTTGAGCTTGTCTCCGACGAGACACTTTCCCGCGCGGACTTGTCCGAGATGCACATGATCCATGTCCTCTTGCGTGATGTTCAGCAACGGATAGCCTTCGCACAACTCAGGCTCTGCGAAACTTTCGTACGGAAAGGGCTTGATCCCCATCACCACTCCACACGTATGATCTCTACGCACCTTCAGCGCGTCTTTTCCGTGCACCAAGTCCGCAAAGAATTCCACCATAGGTTGCTTGTGCAAGTGCGTCTGCATAAAAGTGATAGGCCAACCAAGCCGGGCCGTACACTCTGACGGATGAAGTGGGCCGTGCTTTGGAACCAGCAGACCCATGGCGAAATTCCCAACAAACTTTAACGCATGGAGGGTGTCCGTGAGTGGGAGCAGAAAGTCTTGCGCTAATTTTGAGTCGTCTACATACTTGCATACATTTCCCATCTCGCCAGTGTTAGGCCCGATGCCGCCCGGCATAAGCTTCTTGTGTTCAAAGTCTTCTTCCCAGACGCCGCACCAGCCGCCAGGACCGAACCAGCCTGACACGCCAACTTCGCCAATCAGGTCGAGCTTTTCTTGCAAGATGAACGGATAGTTCTTGCTTTGCTTCTTCCACTTCTCCATCATGAAGATCATGTCGTCGGGGCCAGACGAGACATAGCTCGTCGACTTGTCCGCGTGGTCATGCAGAGGCTTGCTAACGTAAGTCCCCTTGGTCTTCTTCACATGAGCAATGCCGTCGTCGAGGCTAGTGAAAGACTGGTACGGTAGACAGTCCATATCCGCGCGCTCGAAGCAATCCATACCGCACTCGCGATCAATCTCCAGCTGTGCCGCGTCCCAGTTGGTACCGAGGATCGGATAGCCTTTGGCGAAGTAGGCATCCAACTTCCGCATGTACTTTCCCACACCAGTCATCACGATCAGGTCCGCCCAATCCATATGAGCCTCCCAATCGTTTACCCGCGTGACCAAGCCCTTGCCGATGTTATCACACTTCTGAGGCGATATGAACACCTTGCACTGATGGCCAGCCCACTGGCTCCGCACGGCCATGTCCACACAGACCCCATCCACATCAATGAACAGAACTTTCATTGCGTATCCTTCTTGCGTTTGTTGTCCCGCGCGATAGCCTTGTTCCGCGCGAGGACTTCTTTCTGGCTAGGCAGGTTTATACCGACCTGCGCGGCAGCGACTTCGCCAAGGCCCTTTCGCCCAGACACCACCTGCTCAGCCAATCCAGCCGGTGGAATCACCTCGCCAATGTAGCGTCCAATAGCCTTGCCTGTGTTCAGCTTTTCCCCTGTGAACGTATCTTTGCCGGTCATGATCTCAGTCGGTATGCGTAGCGCAGGACTAAGGCTCAACGTCGATCCCATCAATTGCGAGTAGCCACTCTGCCCCGTGCTAAACTTATAGATCGCCTGTGGCACCGAGTCCGCGCCGAAGCGCCTGATACTCGCATCGTTATTCCCAGTCACTTTTCTAATAGCTGCATCCATAGCCGGGTAGATCACCGCGCTCGAGACAGCCAACATCGCCATCTGATCCAACGCATGTGCTCTATCCGCAATGCTCGAATCTCGTCCGATCAAGTCCTTGACCATGTTGCCATACGAGGCAAGTCGACCGTAGTCATACCGCGCGAAGGTAGGCACAGTCTGCATGATCTGCGACAGCGCCCGCGAGCCAGCGATCTCACTCGGCAGCCGGTAGTTCGGTATGTGCTTCTCGACTTCCTTGATAGCCTCTGGCAGACTCTGCCCTGCGTCCATATGAGTCCGGTAGGCGTGCATCATAATCACGTCGTTCCAGGACCAGAGCGACTTCGCGCTATGTGCGTAGATAGCCTTGACCATCGCCGCGGGATTAGCATACCCCCAAGCCTTAGCTACCCCAGTCATCTCAGGCGCCGTACCCAGTTCCTTCGCCATGTTCTCAGCAAAGTTCCTCGTAGCCAGCGCAGGGTACATCAGTCCCGCGCCGGACTTGATCGCTTCCCGATACAGCGGCGACATGGTCATCACATCATTGTGAGCCGCTATCGCCGTCTTCATCGTACTCGGTAAGTCGACTGTCAACGCCTTCAAGTTCCCTACCAACCCACCCTCGATCAACTTATGGTCGAGAACGTTCATCACGTGCGGCAGTGGGTTCCAGAACAACGACCCTACCGTGGCTCTTGCGACGTTGTTGAGCACCGCGAACCCACCCGTATGCGCCGGGCCTGAGAAGTCGTCGAGTACATTAGCGACCTTCGCATCGAACTTATATCCATGGAGCTGAGGAATGTTGACTTCTCTATAACCCCCTGGTGCCTCTTTACTAGGCGCGACAACGACAGAGTTAAACTCTGGCGAGTGTTTAAGCTGCTCGAGAAACGACGCATTGTGAAGAGCCTCGCTCAAATTAATATTTCCCTGGATCGCGCTAACCAGTGGATCATGGTGATAGCGCAATGGCGTATTCGCCTCAATCGCCTTGGTTGTGCTATCCGTTAATGAGTACTTGTTCCCCATAAACGTAACTGATTTGTCCTCCAGATCCTTAGCCGAAAGTTTCCCACTGCCTGTAATCTTACCGCCTTGATATACTTGAAACGAATTATTGTTCTTTGACTGCACGATATGTCCAGTCTCTGTGCCAGAGTCATCGACCATGCCAAAGACTTTTCTAGCCTGCGCTTCCGGCGCATACGTGCTGATGCCTCTCGGTTTTCCTTGAGGCACGACGCTTTGGATCGTGTCAACCAGCGAGCTCTTGCCAACGGGCACACGGGATATGTACTTCTCCACGTCAGGGCCAACTTGGACTCCTAGCACACGAAGCTTTTGGAGCATGACTTTGTTCTTCGCCATGATCGGCTCGACGGCCTTCTCTTTCAACTCTTGCGCGCGAGGCGAGAGTTTAACCGAAGGGTCCTCGAACGAATGGTAAATATTCTCAGCGTGCTCTGCCCAGTCCTTCGGTAGAAAGTTTTTCACATCTGTCAACCACTGCATGCGCAAGCCCGTGTTGGTTTTGCCCAGAGTGTATAGGCTGTCGGACAGCTTGCCAATGGTGTCCCCTGCGACTGAGGTCACCGCTTGCAAGCTCGACACACCAGCCGAACGGTTCGTCACCGCGCTGATCGCTGCCTTAATACCTTTGAGTGGCCCTGCCACATCTCCCATAGCAAAGCCCATTGACATCTTCTCAGCCGTCGGCAATTCCTTTTGAAAGTCCGAGTTGACCTTCGCCATTATATCTCGCTTTCCTCCTCCGAGATCATTGACGTTTCTTTGCACGTCGCCCGGGCTTGGCGGATTAGGCTTAGCAATCGCAGGGCTCGCAAGCGCTTCTTTTTCTTCTGCTTTTGGAAGTGCTGCCTTTGACTGTCCAAGTGGGCTTTGCGTTTGCTTTTGGTCATTGCCTCCTCCGAAGAGGGAAGACACAAGAACGGCTTTGCTACCGGGAGTAGGCGGTAGTGGAGGTGTATCGGTGTTCGCAGGTTGCGCGAAGGCGTCGTTGATATTCATTCTATCGGCTCCACTTCAGTCGCGCTGGTTTTCTTGTACAGCTTGCCATTGATCATAACCGAAGAGCCAATGGCTACCTTCGCCACGTCCGCGGGGCTGTTGGCAGTCGGTGGCAACGGTGGCTTGCCGGGAGTGCCTGTGCCGCCGGTCTTAGCCTGGCGCGGAGCCAGCGTCGAATCCGTCGACTTCCACGGGCCGAAACCAGACGTGGTTGACGTCACTCGCTTGCTGATATCACCCTTGACCTTATCAACTTCGTTCATGAAGTCGTCCGCGCTAGGCAAGTCACCAGGTTTCTTTACTCCTTTGGCCAGCCTGGACCGCGCGCTCAGTACCATCTCCGCGGCAACAGCCTTCTTCTGGTTGTCTGGCAAGGTGCTCAACACAGGGTCAGTCGCGATCAAGCTTTCCACATAGGTCTTGTCCGCGGCAGTCGGTCGTCCGGCTTGCGCTTGGGCTTTGGCCAGATCCATGTCGGTCGAACGTTGGAACCCTGCAGCGGCACGAGCATCCGAGCGGGCTTTATAATCGAGGTTGGACTTCTCGACCGAATCCCTCAGCGCAAGCGACTGACCTTGCAAGTTTATCTGCGCGCCCTTCAGCCCTTCATCAGTCCGGTCATGCCGGACCTTCTCCAAGTAGTTAGCCTGCGCTTGGTCTTCTGTAACATTCTGGTGCGCGGCAGTGAGCTTTTCGCTATACGTCTGCGATCCCTTAGCAAGCTGTTCGAGCTTCGGCGTATCTTGGTCCAACTGACCCGACAATTGAAACTTAGTAATATCCACGCCTTGCGCGGCCAGTGTCTGCAACGCGGCGGTGTACCCTGCCTGATCCTTCACCGCGCCAAACAGATCCCCCACAGCCTTCATCTGCGCGGCACCAGCAGCCAGTTGATCCTTCTTCCTCGTAGCGACTTGGTCTCGCAGCGTGCTGGCTTTGGTAGCCCATTCGAGACTAGCTTTGGGATTAACCGGCGCGAGAGCCTGCGCCATCTTGTCCATCCGCGCAGCGTTCTGCTCACTTGGATCATCACCGGCACCAGCCGTATCCGGTGTCGTCCCTTGTTGCCCCCACACCTGCGCGGCAATTTTGCGCTCTTGAATCTGGTTCTGTATATCGATCAGCTGTTGCTGCCCTTGCAGCTGGTGAATAACCAGATCCTGCTTGGCCAACTTCGCTTCAGCATTCTGGCGCACAGCATCCACGTACCCTTGGTAGATCGGAATAAACGAGGCCATGATTAGAATCCCGAGTCAGTAAAGCCGCTGATCAAATCGTCAGGTGTCGATGTGGCTGCCGCGCCAAGGTTCTCGCTTCCGCTTGGCGCGAGGCCGTTCACCCCATTCACAATACTGTTGATGCCACTGCCAAGCCCATTCGCAATCCCGCCGATGCCGGAGGTCACATTCCCTGCCGCGTTGTTGGCATTCGCAAACTCTTCCGACAGAATCTGTCCAGCCGACGATGGGCTGGATTGGTTCGTTTCCGTAGCGCTCAACAGTGGATTCAGCTCTTGCAGTTCCTGGCTCGTCGCGCCTTGGTTAATGCCCATCAGCTGCGACAGCAAGGTTTGCAGATTAGTCTGGCTCGCCGTTTGTTGTTGCGTCTGGAGTTGTTGCTGCGCCAATGTGTTCGACGCGGTGTCTTGCTGTTGCTGCGTTTGCAACTGTTGTCCGCCGAGCAGGTTCGAGAAGTTCGCTTGTTGCTGGCTTTGTTCGAGCTCCGCAAGTGTAGCCGTATTGCCGAACTGATTCTGCCCCATCTGGTTCACAATCTGTTGCAGACCTTGGTTCGTGCTAGCCGTCTGGTTGATCGTCGACTGCGCACTTTCCATCTGCGCGATGTTGGCAGCCTGAGACTGGGAAGCAAAGTTCTGCCCGTACTGTTCCGCGGCAACGAGTTGATTGCCAGAGCCAACTTGACCGGTCTGTGCGAGGCTACGGTTCAATGCTTGCGCGCCTTGGGTCTCTTGGAACTGCTCACCGGCATTCAGCCCGTACGGGTTCTGGTTTGCCACGGCTTCCAAGCTCGCTGGCGTCGACACTCCTCCGCCTTGCAGGGTCTTAATCAGCTGCGTCGGGTTATCCACCAGCGCCTGTAGTTGTGCATTTTGCCCAGGCGTGCTTACGTTGGCCGCACTGGTCAGCGCGCCGATGTTCGTTCCCACGTTGGTAGGAATGGCTCCTGTGTTCGTGCTAATATTAGCCGAGCCCATGATCGAGCCGAGCAATCCATTCTCAGCCGACTGATCCCCCAGTATCTGGCTAGTCAGTCCTGGGCCTTGCAGCAACGCTTCGAGCGCCGGCTCATAGCCTTGCGCGAATTGTCCAGCCGGATTGGCCGCTACCGCGCCAGCTTGCGCGCTGCCTTGCACCGTGCTAGGGCCTGACCCGAGCAGTTGATTCAATCCCAATGCCGCGCTCAGCCCACCCGAGATCAACGACCCAGGATCGCTATACCCACCCGTGCTCGAACCGCTGCTAGTCGAGCCACCAGACGAGCCACCGCCTCCCCCCGCAACACTACTAATCGCCCCCACAGCGCTAGCCGCTGCCCCCACCCATGCTGCTGGCATATCAGCCCCTTTCAAGTGCTACGTCGTCAGCGTCGTCCACGCCGTGGATACAGAACCAAACAATATCTGATATCGCCGTGATGCGGTGTTCGACTCCCGCGGGAACCGTAATCGCATCACCTGACTCGTACCACTCTACTTCGCCGCCGTCGTACTCAACCTTCACTAGCCCCGTGCACAGTATGCTATAGTGATCATACGTGTGCTTGTGCGAGCCTATCACTCGTCCCGCTTTCGCCTTCATCCGCCTCATGTACACTGGGTTCCCCGGCGTCGGGAAGAAGTGCATCACGCTCAGTTCCTCGTCCAAGGTTTTCACGTTTGAATCTCCTCTCATAGTCGTGTACTCTGAGGCACACACACAGGACTATATAATCCTGGTCCGACTCGTTCACAACCCCATGCGGGACAGTATTAACAAAACGATGCACATCACCAGGGTTATCCCTAATAGACTCATCGTCATATACGAAAGCTGCTCCGACAGCGGACTGGATGCAGATGTTAAACTTATCATAGTAGTCCACATGCCAACTCCTATCTATATGCTTGTGAATCTTGTGGCCGGGCTTCACCCGCCACAGTATCACGTCGCCAATCCGCTCGGCTTCCACGCACCGAGCCAGATCAAAGACCAGCTTTCTGATGGAAGGTAATGCATAGTAAGCTGGGTACCAGATTGACTCATGTTCGGAATTGAAGTTCGTCCAATCACCTGACTCCACGAAAGGTGTTTTATCATTGAGACGGATCCACATATCATCAGAGTCTCGGTGTGGCCCGGCTTCGCTGAGTCTTTCTTTGTCGACATTCCAGAGCTCCGGATGCTGGTGGATCTCAAGGGCAAGGCTCGTGACGTTCCAGCCTTGGGCGATCTTCAAAAAGTTTTTCATCTAGGCTACTCCGGTCTCGATTTCAATTTCCAATGCCTCGAGTCGCTGAGGCGTGAAGGCGGTGTGGCGGAGCTGGAAGGCTGTGCGAGTGGTCATGCCGAGCGCGCTGGCAAACGGCCACGAGGCTTGCATCCAGATCATGCGGTAAGGCATCCAGTTTTGGTAGTCTGTCTCAGACCGACGGACCATGACATTGCTTGAGGTAGCATCGCCAACAATGCTGACGCGGCGAATGAACTTCTTCGCCATCACACCACCGTCCCAGCGCGGGGTCACGACGTTGAAGTCTATTGGATTCCCATTGTCACTGCCGGTAGCGTAGCTCAGCGCATAGACATTGCCATTGCTCGGGTCTTGCATGTAGCCAACGTCGGTCAACTCCGCGCTATCTATCGGCAAGAACGGGCCGGTCTGCCAGCTTTGTACAGTAGCATAGGTCTCTGGCGTAGCCGTTGCCGAAATGACATACTGGAAAGTCTGCGCGCCAGTCACCGTTACATTGAACAGTCCTGTATATTGCGGCTGCACAGTGTTCGAAATAACCACCGGGTCTCCATCCTGCAGACCATGCGACAACGGCGCGGTGCTGGCCAGTGCTAGCGCGTAAGTCGAGCTGCTCAACGGCGCGACACTAATCGACGTCACAGTAACTGGCGCGGCCGGAGTCGAACTCCACCATGTGTACCAGTCTTGCGAACCAAAGTCATACACCAGTGTAACACCTGTTGTCAACAAAGTCAATACATATAACGGATGACCGAAGTGAGTCGTGGCAAAGGACTGGACCAGAGTGAGTGGATCGTTTTGAATGATCCGGTCGACAAACGGAGTCGACACTACCACTGGCGTATAGCCTTGCATCACATATACCTTCGCGCCCTCTGTGCTCGTCTGTCCCACCCAGATCACAGAGCCTTCCATCTCACAAATGCTTCGACCGACGGCACAACCGACTTGATAAGCCAATGTCGAGTTCGCGCTAAGCGGAGACCCAGGTGCCGCGTTAGCATTGTCGTAGAAGAACTCACACGACCACTGCCCGAAGCCAACCAAGTACGGTCCGACCTTGGCAATACCCACACCGCCGTCTGGCTCGTTCTGAATCGCGATTTCGTTCAGCGCGGTCCAGTTCGTCGGATCGTTTAGGTTAGAGCCCCAAATTTTCCCATTGGGGTCCATGACGTAGAAGGTGGTATCGAGGTAAACCAAACCATAGACTGTAACTGCGGGGTAATTTGCACTGGTGATTCGATTAAGAGAAGCGAGTGCGGCGCTGAAGTAGTAACCTTGGTGCGCAGACTTGAACACAAGGTATGGAGTGGCAAGGCCATTTGATGTCTGGTTAAAGTTGTAGAATTCATTCGGCACAGTCGGGCTCAGCGGATAGCTAGTCGAGCCAGCTTCCAGTGCCCACACGTCGTTGTAGTAAGTGTTTGCGGTTGAGTTGTAGCCGCCGATAATAAAGATATCTCCATACACCACAGGTATCATGCTGCGTGTTGCGTACCCTGGCGCGGAAGTGAACAGCGTCCAGGTGACTCCATCCGGAGCAGTCCAGATTTCATTCGACTGCGCGCCGTTGATGTACGTGGTGAAGAAGTAATACAGTCCACTCGTTGGGTCATACACGACTTCGCCAGACCTGCCACCACTCACAGACGTGCCATCCATAAATGCATAGCCGACTGCGGGAATGCTCGTGCCCTCGTTGTTGCAGACGAAAGTGCAAGGCGTGGTATAGCCTGAACCGACTGTGGTAAACGTAACAGTCTTGACTTCCGAGTAATCATTGAAGATGTTATTGCTTTCCCCTTCTGTGCTATCGGTGTAAGCATACGCGGCAGCTCCACCACCGCTGGCTCCGTTCGTCACAGTCACGCCGGTGCCATACACTGCTCCAATGCCGATCGACGTGATCACAGTAAAAGGATACATCGGACAGCCGCCGACGTTGAACGGATTCGTGTTCACGCGAGTCCACGTCACTCCATTGTTCGTCGAAGCCCATTGGTCTGACACCGCGTTCTGGAACGTCGTGTTCGTAGTGCCGAAGCCCATGAAGCCACCGAGCACATACATCGTCGTCCCGACGTTGAAGAATCCAAACCTCCGCCGGCCGATCCAAGGGCAGCTTGGGTTCTGCACGGTCCAGTTGGTTCCGTCTGGCGTCGTCCATACGTCATGCCACAGGCCTGAATTCGGCACACCGCTGTTAGGTCCAGGGTAGCCCTGGCCACCAGCGAGGTAGATCGAGCCGTTGAACAACTGGACTTCAAAGTCTGTTCTTCCGCCCCATGGAGCATTGGCTGTAACCTCTGTCCACGTTACGCCGTCTGGTGTGCTCCACACATCGTTGAGGTAAGTGCCGGCCGAGTTCAACCCGCCCATCAGAAACAGCACGTTGTTCAGCACAATGGCTTTGCCGTACGAACGGTTTGCTGGCGCGCCGCTTAGCGGATTCCAAGTAATCCCATCAATCGAAGTCCAAGCGTCGGACAGCACTCCACTAGCATTCACGCCTCCGAACAGGTACAACTGGCCAAGAAACCCTGCAACAGCAGCGCCTTGCCTAGCCGAGAACGCGGCGTTGCTTTGGATCTGTACCGGCGCGATAGTGGCATCACCGCCATACTGGTTTAGGAAGTCTGACGAGACTCCGTACAAAGTCCCATTGTAGTTATAAATCCCTTGGCCAGTCCCACCTTCGCCTTGGAAGGCCAGGCTATACCCTGCACGCTTCACCGCGCGCATGCCTATCTGACCTTGCTCAATCAGCCCATTGACGAGCTTCGAGTCATAGTTCAATGTCGCATCTCGACTGTTGATCTGCTCAATCACCTGCAGCCGTAGTGGTTGCATGTCAGCCATTAATGCCCCCTGCGATCAAACTTGATGCGGAGTTCTACGTCTTGCTCTTGGCCCCACTCTTCAATCAATTCGAGCTGACCAATGGCGCGCTTCTCTATTCGAGCATAACGTTCGCTCGACACAGGGTATTGGTTGGCGAGCTCATACGACAGGCATTTGATGAAAGGCCAGTAGTACTCCGCCGGAAAGTCAATGACGTCCGACAGGTTGACTGCGTTCGTCAGCGGTTGCAGGGCCTTCAAGTATGCCGTGAACACACTGTTGCTCGGTATCGGGTAGAACGTTATACGAGAATTCGGACTGTTCAATTCACTACCCAGTGGTTCGAACCAGTACTGCGTCGGTACACCAAACGAGGTATACTTGCCACTCAGCTCGACGAACTGTTCGCGCGCAAGTGGCCACAGGTCAATGGACTGCTGAGAGATAGTATTCACAATCTCAGCCTCAGTCACACGCAAGACCCTGTCCGTAATCACCGCTCCTGGTCCACTTGCTGTCGGGCCGATGTAGTAAGTCTGTGTGTTAGCAACAAACGGTACTTGAATCGTAGACACCTTCCACAGTGCGATGCCACTTGCCATCCAGGTCTTGAGTAAGAGGTTCAGCGCGAAGCTGATATTCGTGTAGTCATTCGGATTAGGCTGCGACGACTGATCCAACGCTCCCAGCTCCAACATCGTCGCGATGATGATCTGGTTCTGAGTGACTGGGAAATCGGTGGCCATCAGATGTAGCTCCAGTAGATATTGAAGTTCGTCGTCGCGCCGTCGCCGATGGCAAACTGAAAAGGCGTAGTGAACTTTTGCTGCGCGCCAGAGTTATGCAGCCATGTCCCTGTCCACTGGATTGCTGCACCACTCGCTGGTGGGCTGGTGAAGCTAATGGCTCCGTAGGGAAGCTGGATTGTATACGCAGCCGTCAGCACACCGTTGATATAAACACTCGGCGTGCCTACGACAATCTCCCCAGTCGGCACCGGTATGTCGCCGCTGAATGTCGGCGTAGGCTCCGGGTTCGCGTACGGCACCGACATCTGGTCCTTCACCCCACGCACAAAATCCTGTGGCTGCCTCGGTTCCCAGTCCTCCGGACACACCCACACATTGTCCCACCTCAGTTTCATATCTGTGTTCTTGTACTTGAAGCCACAGACAACACACAGCATGTTCCAACCGCCGGGTTGCCAGAAGTCTGCGCGTCCCATTTCATCTCCCGTTACCGACGCCAATCAGCGGCAGATAGCTGTAGTGAATCGGTGGGGCTGCTGTCGGGGCTAATGGCCCTGCAGTTTGCCCTTGGAACAATGTTGCAAATTTAGCGTACTGGCTAAGCCTAGACTGCGGTGGGAGGTCAAATACACAGTTAGCAATATTGGGTGGGACTATGCTCGCAGCCGGTGGCCCTTGCACCCAGCCACTGTAGTCATACCTGCGCCTCAATGATTGCATGGTCTGTGGAGGTAGCTCAGTCCATACACCAGCCCCCATTATGTCGGCAGCCCTGGGCTCTTGCGACCACCCGTCCCATACTGTACGGTTAGCAGGATACTTCGCGCGAGGCGGCAAGTCCGTTGACGTACAGGTAAAAGCTATTGCATTGTTCGGCATTCTCGGACTGACTTGCGTGCCTTGGTACTGAGTCCAATTCGTCCCTGGCCTCGTCAGCCTCGCCCACGGAAAGTTCGGTACAAGCGCATCAGTCCAGTTCGTCCCAATGCCAAGTACAGCCGGCGTCCAAGTGAGCCTGATTTGACCTCCCGCGCCTGGCCCACCAACGCCATTAGGACCACCATTATCTCCGCCGCCACCACCCCCGCCAGGAAACCCACCGGTACCGCCAGTATTGCCAGAACCATTGTCCGCAAAGGAACCCCCACCTCCACCACCGCCATTAGCATTTGCCCCTCCTGTGCCACCGTTCTTCGAACCGCTTGTCCCGCCTGTACCACCGGCGCCACCAGCCACGCCATTATCGCCAGCACCGCCAGCACCGCCTGTGTCATTGCCTACACCAGTCGGCGGCGTAGCTCCTGCCTTACCAGCGCCATCTGGTCCACCAGCTCCACCGCCTCCGCCGCCAGGACCACCGAAGCTTGGATCATCACCGCCGTTGCCACCTGCGCCTCCGGCAAACTTCGTAGTGCCTACAGCGCCTGTGGTCGTGCCACCAGCACCACCGGTGCCGGCTGCTGTGCCGCTGAACACACCACCGAGGCCTGGGTTCGATCCGACAGTAGAGGTGGATAGACTCGATCCATTGAACCAAGTCGCAGTGCCTGGCGCGCCACTTGCTCCGTTGTGTCCCGCGCCTCCTGCGCCGATTTGAATCGGTATGGAGCCGCTTAACCCCACCACATTACTAACCGACGAATAGCCTCCGCCACCCCCTGCGCCACCTCCCAGTGAATCATCTCCTTCCCCACCACCGGCACCGGCCCAAGTCTCTATCTGATTCGTGCTGGTCCACGTGCCAGATAGTGTAACCGATGTTCCAGTAGTGACGATTAGAACTGTCATTTGGCGCGTGCGTTACCGGAGACCTTGCGTTGGAGAGCCGTCGAAGTTCCTTTGCTATTTAGTACTATCGGAGGCGCAGCGTAGATCGAGAACGCTGTGACCTCCGTATTGCCGTGGATCTTATCCAGTGTCACCATCACATTCCCTGGCATGTGGGACTCGACCAACGTAGTAGCGATGCACTGAGCGACAAGCGTCTCTGCCGCGTTGATATCTACGTTGGGCGGCAGATCCGCTAGGACTGTGAATGAATAGACTGGCATTAGATCGGGTCCTCTTGCCATGTGAGAGAGACGGTGTAGTTGCCACCACCGGCGACTCTCGTGCGAAGGGAGAAGCCTAAGCCATTGGCAATACCGCCGATGCAATTGGCTTCTTGCCCAGGTCTCGCGGTCCAACGGTAGATGCCTCCGTTGGCGTTCGCGCACAGCGCAGCACCGCACACTGGCTCGGTACCAACGACAGGCTGTGTGCCCCAGGTAGTGTTGACAGTGGAAGCCGATGCTGGTGCGTAGACATCTTTCGACGGCGTGAGCGCACCACCACCGGTGACACCTGCCGTGGTGATATACAACAGATCGACTTCACTTGCCGCGCTCGACGTTCCCATGCCCTGCATCGAAAACTCTGTCACCCAGATTCGACGGCTCGAAGCCGGTACAAGGGTAATCACATCGTTCCCCGCGGTGAGTGCGCCGTTGGGCACTGTTACAGAATAAGTTGCCACAACATTCTCCTAGAAATTAGCGGGGCACCAGACGAGTTGGATCGCCGTTGATACCGCGGTGGTTTGAGCAAACATTAGCGCATCACCAATGTTGGTCTGCATCCAGCCAAGCTCGCTATACGGCAGCACGAAGCCGCCGTTTTGCGCGAGAGGCCAAGTGCAGCTAATGTCTGCTGGGCCGGATGAAGTCTGAAACTTTACTGTGTTACTGTTGCTGGTGATGACACAAAGCTGTAAGACGATAATACGTTGGCCTGTCTGCGCGGCGACAATGGTCGTGTCGCCGGTCGACGAAGGCGTGGCAAAGGCATATGCTACCTGGAACTGGCCGGCCATTACGACTCCTTGTCAAACTTCTCAGGACCACTGACGCAGAGCTGCATGGTGAGACAGTGCGCATAGATGTGGCCTTCTTCTGTGATACGGTTTACAGTCAAAGGACCGATACCATTCCACATGACTTTGTCGCCAACACGAGTGCCGAGAACGTGAGGCGGTTCGACTTCTGGTTCAACCACCGGCTCTTCATGAACAACTACTGGCAATTTCGGAATATGAAACAGTTCCATCATGCACCTCCAAGTGTGATGGGGCGATACTTGACCGTGTGAATCACAAGCAAGAGCGAGGCGTCAGTCGGTGTCGCTGCGCCAGTGGCAAAGGTGGTCAAGGCAATCTGCCCTGTAACACCTGCCCCAGCGTTGTTTTGGTAGCCTCCGAACTGTTTCGCTTCCAGCCTACCGCGGCCGTACAACTCGACAATAGCCACTGGAGCCGAAGCTACCCAGGTCAAAATAATCCCAAGGCCGTCTGTGATCGAGTAGTCAATATAATCAATACGAAGCAACGAGGCCAAATGCGGCCCTGCCATGCCCGGCAACATATCAGTCAACAGCGCCGGGTCGATAATGACAGTAGGTCCTGTGGCCAACGCTGTGGTAAGGTCACCGGTTACTTTTGATACTGTGTTACGAGGGCCATCTATCAAAATCTGAGTGGCCACGGCGAAGTTGGCCATTTTAACGCTCCTGCAGGGCGGATTGGAAGTCCACTGTCATGGTCTGCGTCGTGCCAGCAGTCGTAGACAGACCCAATGTCGGCGTCAACAAAGCGCTTGGCAATGTCGGTGCTGTCATACGTGCGACTGCACCTGCGTTCTGCGGATTGCCAGGAGTGTTGATGTTCGACTGCGGAATGTAGCCGACCAGCTGAGTGTCGACGTAGGCAAGCACATCACCCAGGCGAGTGATAGCAAACGCCAAGTCAATGTTCGTTGCGTTGGCCATGGTGTAAGCGGCTGCAGGAATAACCACCGAGGTTGTCACACTTGCTACTGTGACGTTGATGCTCAGCCCCGTGCCGCCGACCCATTTGAAGTACACGCCATTCACAGCGGCCGAGATCGGGTTCGCGCCGGTAGCAAACATGCCTGCCACAAACGTTGCCGTAGCTACGGTGCTGATCGCCACACGGGCTTGGTAGAAGAACTTCTTCGGCGCGATGTTTACGGTGAACGAAGCGTTGGTAATTTCAAGATATTCAAAGCTTCCCGTCAACGCGGAGATCGTGACGGCACCACCTGCCGTAGCAGGAGTCAAAGTTGCTGATCCAGTCCCCGTCGGCGTGTATGCGCCGGTGGCTGCGATCAGATCCCCAGCGTTGTCGAAGTCGTCCGAGTAAACGTGGTAGAAAAAAGGATTCTGCACGCCGCAGAGATCCAGTGGCTGAAAGTTCGCATCGGAGCTAATGCCCGACAAGAACCCTGTTGGTTGTTGCGATGCGACTGCTGCCATGATATCTCCTTAAGCCTTTTTGCCGTAAATAGGATGCGGGACGCGCTTGGCGCCGAGGCTTGAGTTAGGCTGGTGTACAGGACCGGATGAACGCACAGGCGTACCAGTGTGCTCATATGGAGTATTGCGGATTGTTTCTGACCCGATAATCGGCTGCGAGGGGCCATTGCTCGGGCCCTTCTCGTTTAGATTCATTCGAGTGATTCGAAGTTTTTGGTTGGACATGGAGACACTCCGGCGGGTTTACGATGGTGTAAAACCGGCGGTTCATACCGACACCGCCCTGGCTATGTCGCCAACCCTACGGACCGTTCGAGCCCCATACGCAACGCGGATCGCCCCAGAAGATCGAGTAACGTTCACGAGACTTGGCCTTGGCATTGTCCGTGTCGTAGTCGTTGTCCTGAGTAAAAGTGATACCGACGCGGTTGAAGTAAATCATTCCGTTCGGCGCATTGCTGCGGAGGAACCATGCATGTGGCGAGGTGAAATAGTGATTCAGGTGAATCCCGCCGGGGATGCTGTTCGTGGCCTTGAGCACGTTGATGTCGTTATCAGCCGTGCCAGACTGGAACACTGACTTGAGAATACGGTTGGCATTGAACCATTCCTGGCGTGCGATGTGCAGGCTCTTGGGAATGATATTGATCAAGTTGCCGACGTCGTCCGTCGCGCCCATCATCTGAATAATCAGATCTTCAATGGAGGCTTCGCACAGGTCAGCACCGACAGCCAACATGTTCGACCACGTGCCGCCCGAGGTATTCGGGTGGGCCGTGTTGCACAGTGAAACGCCGTCGCCGCCGATGAAGCCGGCAGTGAACGCGTTGTTATAAACGTTTGCTACGACGTTTTCCTTCGTCTGGTTGAAGGCAAAGGCCAGCGCGCGAGAACGCGTTTTCGACACCGACTCGTAGAGGTCATCTTCCAACTCTACCTGTGAGACGATGTAGCCCAACGAATATTCAACGTGGGTCCAGATGCTGGAGAAGCCTTGCACTTCCGAGACGTAGTTTGTCGAGGCCGTTTCTTGCTTCACTTGCGCGAGACCGAACCCGATAATCTGGGTATCCTTCTCATAGTTCTGCGTGGACATCTCTTGGTCGCACAACGCAGTCCACTCTGGGACATGCTCGTTGTACATACGACCCCACCAGCCGTGGATGCCAGGCCAGAGCGCTAGGGGGTGGGAACCAGTGGTAATCGGACCGCCAACTGCTGCCATGATAGCCTCCCCTTATTGTCCGATCGTGCCAGAGCTCTTCAGTTCGTGAGCATTCCACGTAACGATGAAAGGCGTGTTGGCGCTGTTGCTTACATTGACCCGCTGGGATACACCAAGAACTTTGAGCGGGAACCCGACTGTGCCGGCGATGGTACCAGTCGTCAGTGTCATCGTGCTGAGAACGCTGGTGAGGCCGGTAGGAATCGTCTGCGCAGCTGTTGCGTTGTACGTCGCATTGCCACCGATCCAGCCTGCTGTTACACCTGCAGCGGTGTTGTCGCCCATGATCTCCATGACCAAATTGGGATCATCTGCGACCATCACGTAGTAGTTCTGGAGCTTCACCTGTGGGACATAGGTATAGTCCAGCGCGTACGGGTTGCGGAACACACTCACGATAATACCGCGAGCAAGTTCCGTGGTAGCGCCCGTGCACTTGACAACTTGGGGAATGCCAAATGTCCCCCAGGGATTGCTAGTGTCCGAGCCGCCGCCGGTAATCGTTTTGACTGCATCGCCAATTGCATAAGTGTTCGTTGCGTCGCTCAACGGAATCTCATACATGTGGCACTGGGAGCTATAGTCAAACGCTCCGTTCGCAGCCAGCACGGAAAATCCATGCGGGCTAAGCGGGTTTGCCATTTTGTCACCTATTCACGTTTGGTGTCAATCGAGATGCTAGAGCCTTTAGGAATATAAGTCTCCGGGCGCCTAACACCGTCTATTTTGCCGGACTTGATTTGTTCGTCGACCTTGCGCGCGCGAGACTGGTAGAAGGCACAATTCTCTTCGTACCACTCTTGCTTGATTTTCATCAGATGCATGGTCAACGGCTTCCCGCTGTCGTGTGACCCGGAGATGCAGGTCATGTATTCGCCAGCAGAATCGGTGTCGTTGCCGCGCCGGCGAGCGCGCTTGACTTCCGACCGCAATACGTACTCGTAGCCGTTTTCTTCCGCGTCTTCGAGCCTGCCTGGGTAGTCCGCGATCCAGTGGAGATGGTACCCTGGAATCTTCGTGACTGCCAATGTTAGCTTACCTGTGCCGAACATCGTGCGAGTGCGTTCGAAACCGCCCTCGAGTTCGGGGTTCCGCGCGCGCGGATTGACAACTTCGTCCACCGCCATGCGCGAGGGAATACGTTCTTGCGGGCCCAGATCCATCTCTTGCCCGTCATCATTGTCTGTGATCTTCATGATCCTGCTCCTGGCTGTTTCCAATATTCTTCGGCATAGTCTTCGAGGGTCTTATAGATCCCCGCTTTGACATAACGTTGCCCTGCTCTCATTGCGTCGTCGGGAAGAGCCGACACGGATTTCTTGCCCGTGCGTGGTCTCACACCACTTCCGCCCTCGCCAGCACCTGGGGTGATAGCGATCTTTTTCTTTACACCAAAACGATCGGGGAACATCTTCCGTACGCGCTCATCCAACTCTTCGAGCCTGTCTTCCACAGAAAGGTCAACGCGTTTACCCAGTCGTGCTGCATGACCATCGGCAAAGGCAACCATGTCTTCGTTCTCCGGCGAGGTGTTATACCACGTCGCGTTGTCTTTGTACCACTGTGTGAGCTGCGGCGGTTGTTCGACTTGCTTGGTTGGGGCAGCCGCTGGCTGGACCTTCGGCACTGCGGACGGAGCGCTCTTCAACTCGTCCATCTCATCGGCGATTTCTTCGGCCAGCTCCATGTTGCCTGCGACCATAGCTGCGCGCCGTTCTGACTTCATCCGAGCAAGAGCCGCGTCGATAGCGCGCTTCTCCATGCCCTCGTGGTACTTCCGAATTTCCTCGATCGTCTTTCCCTGGTCTTCGAGCCGGCTCTTTGCTTCAGCCAACTCCCGGCGCAAGGCTTCATTTTCGCGCTTTGTGAACTGCTTAATCTCCCGCCCACGAGCAACGAAAGTCTCTGCATCCACCCAGTCCTTTTCCTTGCCCTTAAACTCGTCCGCCGGGCGCCAGCCTTGCACCCGTGCCTCACGTTCGATGGCTTCGTTATCACCACCTGTGTCTACTTCATTTCCTTCGTCGAGCGTGCTCATTGCTTGCCCCTGTATACCATTGTCAAGTCCGTGTCATGCATAATACGATACTCGACATTGTTGTCTTCTGAGTCTTTTTCCATATGGACCCAGCCGTGGTGCTTCTGGAACTTAACCCGGTCGCCGACGTGAACCCAGTCTGTTTGGATCCAAGCTTGCAACTCGCTGTCCCATCTGCGCATGTCTTTGAAGGCTAGCGGCCCCATTGCTGCCACGGTGCCTTCGGTCTGGTTCATGGCATCGCGCTCACTTTGGGAGGGCAAAACAAAAATCCCACCGTGCGAAAAGCTTTCCACCAGATCCAGCTGAATTGCTATCTTGTTTCCGGACGGGACCCATTCAGGTTCCCTCAACGCCTTCCGGACTGTCTTCGCGATCTCTGTCATCGTCTTCCTCAATCAGTAAGTTAATCAAACTATCTACCTCAGCTATCCGACCTACCACGTCGGCTGTTCGCATCGCGGTGGCTTCCATTTCCTTGAACGTCGTGCCGCCACTTGCGAGCAATTCTACGTACTCCTGCCGGCGCAGCCTAAGCCCCGCCAGAACTTCCTGTGTTACTTGACTTAGCTGCCAAGCTAGCCATTGATCTCTCGTGCTCACGTTGGGCATCGTCTTCTTCTCCCTTGTCTTGAGTCTTCACCATCTCATGCGCGAGAGCCATGGCTTTGATCACCCCGTCGAGGTGAGCGTTCTTCGCGCCTATCTGCATTTCCAACATAGCTATCTGATGGCCAGTGTCGACCCCCTTGGCATTTGCCATGGCTTCTGCTGCCTGGGCTGTGAGTAGAGCAATTTCTGCTTGCAGCTTGGATTTGTCTTGCTCCAGTTCTTGCATAGCAATCTGGACTTTGGACTTGACGTCGTCGGCCTTGGCTTGCGCGGTGATTTGCTTGGCTTGGGAATCGAGCATCTTCGGATTCGGCAAAGGCTGCGCGCCAGCTGGGACTTTGCCAGACGGTGGTTTGCCTTGGGACTTTAGAGTCTCGTCGTCGATGAAGTACTGTGGATTGATCACGAACCGATCGGGGTCTTGCACCTTCCAGGCTTCGAGCCAATAGAGAGTCGCTTGGTAACGGTCGAACCCAGGCATTTGCACCGACGCGGTGAAGATAGCCTGAGCCTGGTTCATTCTTTGGACGTCAGACATATAGAAGGGATTCGCAGCGGGTCTGATGAGATTGATCCCCGTTGGCGAGTAATCCGCGTCGAATATATCCGCAGAATTGCCCTTAGCATCGTAGTACGACGTCTTACCATCCGCCAAGAAATTAACGTTAAGTCGGAAGAGTTTTTGCAGTTCTCTGGTAAAGGCTTTATGAGTCCGTTTATATATTCCATTGAACGTTGTCATCCCTTGTTCGACCATGGTCTGCGACGTTTGCGCAGGAGTATTTTGGCCAGGGTTGCCGCCAAGGAGAAGGTCAGTGGCACCGATCACGTTCTGGCCCCATTCGATCAGCAGCTGAACGAGCTTGAACAAAGCCTCGCTTGGCGCGGGTACTGGCAAGGGCAGAATGTTATCCTTCATGTCCGAGCCCAGACAGTCTAACGTTGTCCACTTTCCTGGGCTTTGATGAATGTCTCCCTTCTTGAGCTTCGCGCCCTTGCCGAGGAACCCGCCGCCTGCGTTCTGGAGCGTGCCTGCATCGAGCATTTGATTAAGCGCAGAGTCAATGATTTCGCTAACCGGGCCGAGCAGAGCTCCGAGGCCGAGGTCATAGAAGCCACCATCTGGCGAGGGGATAAAGGTGTACTTGGTATACATCCCACACGGGGCAATACGTAGTACCTGCGGTTTCTTGCTACTTCCTTTGCGAGGCGTTGTCCATGTAATGTCTTTGCGGGTGTAGAGGGGAGCGATTCGCAGAACCTGTCTAGAGTCATACCGGACGGTAACCACGTATGGCTCACGGTACCCGTCGTTGTCCAGGTCAAGGTAGACGCATTGTTCCAATAGCTCGTATGGAGTGTCTGAGTCGACGGGAGGCGGGTTAGTACCTTGCCGTTTGTCGATACCGTTGCCGTCGCGTAGAGTCGGGAGTTGGGCATGTTTGGTGCCATCTTTGAACTCGCAAAAGAGATCTGTCAATTGCATCTCACGAACGGCGTTGTGAGACATGTACATGACGTGGGTTACGCGCTGGGTTTCTTCAATCGACGTGGCCCAGTAGTTGACAACCAGGTCCCTCGGATTGACGCAGACCGAGCGATTAATCCCGCGTATCGGGTCGTACCAAGTCTTCTTGAACACACAGCCCATAATAGCCTGGATCAAAAAAGCCTTGTCCTGTTCTTCTTCCCAGTCGAGCATTTCCTCCAATATCTGGTAGGACATATGCATTTTAATGCGCACTGCCCGAGTCTCTTCCTGCTGATCTCCCGGCTTGATGGCTTTAGCAGCCACAGGCATAGGGCCGTTAAGAAGAGCAGGGTAAGCGCGAGACTGATACTGCAGCGCCGCAGTTGTGATGAGAGGAAGCTTAACATTCGCCGCGTTTTCCCAGGGGAAAGTTTTCTTTTCCACAACCTGCAAGGCCAGCTCCATCGCCTTGCCCATACGTTTCTCCCACTCGCGCCGGGAGTTTTGGTCTGCGACAAAGTTATCGCAAACGCGGAAGCCGAGTTGAGCCAAGTCCGACTCATCCATTAGCTCACAGATGTTCGGGCACGCTACCAGCGTGTGAATGTCAATAGCTTCCTCTATCTCCCAGGCCACTGATCAACCTCCGTTGTGGTAGTCGCAATTGCAGCGGTGCATCTCCGCGCCACAGATGCCACAGGTCATGCACCGTTGATCAGGTTCCATTTGAGGAACTCCAGCACACCCACTGTCTGCGACAGTGACATGTTGTCGAACTTCGGATTCGTTACTACCGCGTACAGCTCGTCCTGCAACGCACCGCCCAGGACACTCAAGTCCCGCAGCTCCACCAGCGGCCAAACTTTTTTGGGCTGATCCATTGAGCATCTCCTTGACTTCCGGCATTTGCATTACCTCAGTAACCTGTCGTCTCGCTGCGGCCCGTGCTTCCCGTTGTAGCAACCATTTCGTCGTAGTCTTCTTCATCTTGCTCTTCCTTGGTCAGAGCAGGGACCATTGTCGCCAGCTCCATACCTATCATGCTCAGTACGTCTACACGGTCGTCGTGCTTCGCGCGGGGAAAGCCTTGCATCTCCTGCTTCAGTTCTTCAAAACCACCAGGCATATTCGTGTTGTACCGGACCCCACGCGCAGCATGTCTCGCTTGCCAACTCCGGGCTCTCATTTTCTTGTCGTTTTTGGGGCTTACGAGCTTCATTGGCAGGTAGTGGTTTCGCTCGTGCATCATCAAAGTGAGAAATGGTAAGATAGACTTGGCGATGTTTTCCGCCTCGACTATCCAGAATTCCGGTTTGTACAAGAGATCGAGTTCGAACCATTTTTCCGCTGCCTTTAAAGTATCGATCAGATCCGCGTGCATCTCTAGAACACAGGCGATGTTGTCCGAGTTCACGCCGACGATGCCAAAAGCTGTGTTGTCAGTGTCTTTCTTTTCCGAAACTGCAAAGTCGATCGCACCGTAGATCGTCATCGAGCGTTCGAAGTCTTTGCCCTCCATAGGCACAAAGCCCTCACTGACGTAGAACTCATTGCCCTCAGCAATGGCAATGCCGAGGTATTCTTGCGAGTAGCCGTTCTTGTTCCGCAACTGCTCGTAGCGCTTCTGAATCTGGCGGAGTTTTTTCTCCGTGAACTTCTCGGGCCAAAGCAGCTCGGTGAAGTTCGAGTAAGACTTGTGTGCGCGGCGGAAGAAACCATTCCAGGTAGGCTCCTCGCCTTTCTCTAGAAGCTCTGCCGCGAAAAGTTGAGACTGATGCAAGAAGTTATTCAGCAACGAGTCTTCATGCAAAATCGTCCCAACCATTCTAATCTTGCCATCGTCGCTGACCGCCGGCAAGACCGCATTCATGAACCAGTATTTCAACTTCGCGCGCGAGAGATCGTTCAAAACGTCTTCATCGTTTTCAAGATCATCGACCCGGATTTTCCCAGGCCGCATCTGGCGCCACAACTCACCACGGACTTTCTGCCCTGCACCACGGGCCATGACGCAGAACTCACGGCCTTTGACCCTTCCTACCAACTCCGTCTCGTTCGACTTCAGCACCTGGACCTGGAAGACTTCCTGCAAGTCCCGGTACGCACTGTCTTCCAGAATATACGTAATGTTCTCTAAGAACTGCGCCGCCTTTTTCTCGTTAACCCCAATAAGCATTTCAAAATCTTCTGCCCCAAACAGGACGTCGGCAAGAGTACAGGTAATAGTACTACCTGTCGTCTTGGCGTGCCCACGAGGACAGACAGCCACACCGAGCTCAGAACTTGAGCAGTCCCATTCCCAGAGGTCGTAGTGAAAACTAGGTGTTGGTTTAGCTTTATCGAAACCGGCGGCAAGAAAGGTTTCAGAAAATCCCGCGATAAGATGTGCATCGAGTTGTATCCTTTCCGCCGCAGCGGTTTCCCAGGGGTAGTCTTTCGGTTTGCGGGCCAAACTCAGCCCCTATCGTCGAGCGCACTCGCATTCAATGACCAGATGGTGAGTCCAGTGTGGCCTTGTTCGCCAGACAACGGTGCGAGTTGACCCAAGCCAGCTAGTGAGGGCATCGTCGAACTCGGCAATGGCTCCGAGCAAGTCTTGAGTGCTTGCTCTAACAGTGAATACCTGGAATCGAAGAGAGCTTTCAACCCAGGCCACATCGTCTTCACAGTCGAACCCATGGTAATTAACCCAGGCAGAGAACCAGTCATCAATCATCTCCTTCAGTATCGTGTCCAGCGAATTCAGGCTGGCGAGGCTCCACTCGGGCTCGATCGGAGGTTCTATTGATAGGCGTGACATCTTGCGCCTCCATATCGATCGTCAGGTGTGTAGCGTCTTTCGCGCCAAGCGCGCGGAGCTTTTGGCTCAGTTCTTCCAGCTTCTTGTTGCTGTTGTCGATGTGAGTCGGTTCACCGTTCAACAGTTGACGTTGTTTGAACACGGCTTCTGAGATGCGCGCGAGGTCTCGGCCGGACAATTTCGCGCGGACAAAACCACGGCCCTTCATTACTAAGTCGCCGTGTTCAAGACGGTCCTCGAGGGCTTCGAGTGTTAGGTTGTGGATGCGGGTCAAGCGCGCGTTCTTCATCGCGCTTTCTTCGCGCCGGAGGGCGGCTAGCTCGGCTTGCCACCAGGAGGTACGTTGGAGCTTTTGAAGCTCGTAGATAGCAATGCCGAGTTCGCGGGAGACCGATGCGAGCGAGCCGGACTCCGCGTAAAGTCGGACTGCCTCGAGTTCCACCGACACTGGCGCGAGCGCGCGAGCATCTTCGAGCAAGGTGCAATTCATCTTCGGTTCGACGGCCAGAGGCTCGCTAGTGGCTTCGCGCGAAGGCGATTCCGAAACAAGCACACCACCTGCGCCGTAGACTCTCATGATTATTGACCTGTGTAGCCAACAGGCGCCGTGACAAGTCCAGTTGTCACAGAGGCATTGTTGGAGATAACGTAGATTGGGGACTCGGTAAGGGTCAGTGCAACTTGGCCCCCGCTATATGACATTGTAGACGAATTTCCGAACATGTCAAGGACTATTACGGTGCCGCTCGCTCCGGCCGCATCCACCGTTAACGTGTAGGGTTGGCTATACGTCGAGCTATACGTGCCGCCAGTCGGCCACTGCGAGTTGTTGTGGACCCACAGCGCGCTGATGACTTTGCCGTTGCCAAGTTGCTGGAAGGCATAAGCATGCACACAGCCGTTCGCCACATTGCAAGTCGGGAGGTTGTACCTGCCCATCGTCTGCGTGCCGTCGATAATCTTCGACAGTGCCGCGAAAGCCATTGCTTCTGGCTTGGGTGCGAGGTTCGTTGCGCCGAAAGCTCCTTGCGAGTCGTTCAAGTCGAAGAAAGAGCCGTAGCCTGACAACGAATCGGGAAAATCAGGCCCGAAAAAGTACGTCGTCAGCTGCGCGCCTTCGCCAAGTGTGATCAAGTGCGCCCGCACTGCTACCGCAGCTTGCGCGTAGAGTTGGTTCTGTGTCGCGCCAGCGTAGCTTACCCCGACGTCGTAGCTGATTCCAAGCTCAGTTGCCCACAGGATCATATTCGGTTTGCACGTCTGCATGATGCTGCGCAGCGCAATCATTTCGTTGTCCAGCGCGTTGGCTGCGTCCGCGGCATCCATGCCGTCTTGCAACTCAGGCGGGTTTGCGGGAACAGTCGGCGCGTTGTAATACCCATGCGTAGTCACTCCATCCAAGTACGTGCACAGCCCTGGCGTACCGGTGATCCGATTCCCGCTCGCCGTAGTGCCGTTGTTCGGGAAAGGCTCTGTCGGACCCATCACCAGAGCTTTCGAGTCGGTGGAGTGCAAATTCGTGTAGACTGTTTGGTAGAGAGAAACAAAATCCGCGACCGTATCGTTCGCGCCAGCCGTGCCCCCCGCAATCGGCCATCCCGCGCTAGGCTCCCAAGTCACTTGGTAGTAATTATGCCGCAGGCTCGAGTAATACGCGGTGCCAATATTGGCCGTATCAGTCCCGACCTTTGCCATATATTGCCCATATTCGGTAAGGTTGGTAGGCAAACTGTAGCTGTCGTTGAATTGGCCGGTAATCGAGTCCCAAGCGGGTATTCCGTCGAGCCGGATAAGGCGCATGATTGACGGATTGGAGGCGTAGAAAGGATCCAAGTCCCCGAGGGAAGGCGTGTAAGTATTGGGTCCATTGGGTTCCTCCTGGCTTTGCTCACGATCGTCGATGGTGAAACGAACTCCGAGGGCATTCAGCGCGGCGAGTTGGTCATTGAACCCCTGCATACCGAACCTATGCTGGTCCGGATACGCGTAAGTCACCGCGGGAACAACCGCACCGGGCTCGACACCAAAAGCAATGTAGCCGGCTGGTTGAGTCCCGCGCGCCGGCATGGAGCCGCCCTCGCTCGCCAGTGTCGCCGACAATTCGAAGTATCCAGCAATAGTCGAGGTGACTGGAATAGAAGTCGTCTGCACCCCGGACGGTACGGGAAAAGACCCCGTACCAACGACTTGGTTAAAAGAATTGGTAATGCTCCACTCGACAGTGTCGGCTTTGGTGGCTGAGGTGACGACGGAAAGCGAGAACGGAACACCGTTGCCAAAGACGCGGAGCGAAGCCGAGTCCGGCGTGTCGCCAGAGATCAGGCCATTCGGAGTCCCACCTGCGGTGGTAGTCGGCGTGCCTGTGTTGAAACCTACCGGCGGCGGGCAGCTCGTCGAGACCGTGACGGTGACCGAAGCGGACGCGGCAGGACTTGTAACCCCTGAGCACGTTTCAGTGTAAGTAGTAGTGCTAGCAGGGGAGACAGTAACAGACCCAGACAGACCAGTGCCCACACCAGAACACGAAGTAGCATTGGTCGAGCCCCAGGAAATTACGGAAGACCCACCGGCTGAGATGGTAGTCGGATTCGCCTGCAATGTCACAGTCGGGGCGGGAGTACCAGCGCTAACAGTGACAGTAGTACTACCGCTAGCAGTGCCACCAGGCCCAGTGCAATTTTCAGTGTAGGTCGTGGTGACAGTAGGTGATACACTAGCAGTACCACTAGTGCCGCTGACAGGACCAGTGCAAGAGGTAGCATTGGAGGTGGAGAGTGTGAGGGTGGAGGAAGAACCGGACTTGATGGAAGCTGGCGCGGCAGTGAGCGTCACTGTGGGCAACGGTGGGCCACCTGCAGCCGACCAGCAAGCCTTGCCGTAGCCTGGCGCGGGATCGTTGTTGCCATTGGCCCAGTTAATCCCGCCGATGTAGCAGCCTCCGCCGCTTGCCACCGCAGTGGTCGACAGTGTCACTTGCTGAGTCGGATCGTCAGGCGGCGCGTCACCGAACGCCACAAACCGCGTTCCTCCGCCGGTCCAGGTGCAGTTGCCGTTCTCCAGCCCGCATTGCGAGTACGACGTCCCGTTGACCGTAATGGTCGGCGGAATCTGCGCTTGCGCGCTACCCGCAACCAACATTGCTCCAGCAAGCCACAGTCGAAGTTTCATTTCTTCACCTTTGCCATTTTTTGCTTCGGCATCCGCGCGACCTTGGTCGCCTTAGCCGTGCGAGGTTTGCCAACTTTAACCGCCGAGACTCCGGCGATCTTCATCATTCCCTTTGGTTTAGCGTTCGCCACAGGAACCTCCCATACGCGCCATCACCGTCCTGAACCCATCGCTAGAGCAAACGGCCGTAATCCACTCCGCGCTGATCGGCGCGTCATACCGCGCCCCCAGCGTCAGCGCAATCTCCTCCGCCGTTTTCCCCGCGATCTTCTCAGTCGCTACTTCTTCCACCGTCACTATGAACCGACCAGTCATCTCAGCCTCCTACCCAATTGCCCGATTAGACAACAGATTCTAGGCCAGAGTTCCCCAGTAGTCAAGCTGTAGAACCGGCGGTCAATGGCGGCCCCCGGGCCGCGCCGTTGCTACTAATCTACCTACCCTCCCCCGCCATGCCCGCCATGCCCGTTCCTGGCCCGTTCCTGGGGATTCCCGCACGCCCGAACCCCGTCGGTCCAATCAACCGCCACGTTACACGGATGTAAAACCGACGGTCTTTGGTCATTCCCTCTCTCACCACACGAGAGTGCTATATCGCGCGCACGACCGTCTGTGATTTGCCCCCCAGCCGGGTCTTACGCGGAGCCTTCGTCTAGCTTACTGCAGCCTGACGCGCGGCTCGTGCGTAAGCACGTCGAAAGCTCGTTGTCATGTGACAGTCATTCGCGCGAATGTAGTGAGTGCATAGCGAGCGCATGGATGGTGCATGGTGATAGAGGCTATGATAGCGCGTCAGTCGATAGACTATCGAAACACGGGAACATGCGTACACGGCATACACGGCATACACGGAGGGGCCAGAGGGTGACCCTTGGTAGGAGGGTGAGTGGTAAGGTAGGTGTAAGGAGAGAGTAAGGTAGGTAGTAGTTGTAAGTAAGTATATAAAAAAATATATCATAATAATAATATGAATACTAAACTACATATAGCTTACTGACACCTTACACCTCACCTACCCCCTCCCTAGGCATGCCTCGTCACGCCGTCGTGTATGCCGTGTATGTCGATTTTCAATGTTGCGATGTTGCATCGACCAAAACCTAGGGTTTGTACCTAGTAAATAGTGTTTGCATGTTTCAATGTGCCCACCTACAATAGTAGTCATGGAGTGGCGGTGCGCGGTAAGCCCCCTCCCAGGTAGCAAACGGCAATTGCCCGACGAGGTAAAAGGGGGTTGCAGGGCCAGTGCCCAACGATGGTAAGGGGCTGGACAAAAGTGCAACGATGTATGCGCGCCGAGTGCGGTGACCCCGCACTAGGTTCTCCCTGGGTTCAGGAGCGCACGGTTGTGTTTAGTTAGACTGGCTTACGTAGTGGAGACTATGATGACCATGGATCAATTTAGAAGTGCGGTGGCATACGCGCTGGTGGCGATTGAATGCGCGCCGGTGAGTGGATGGGAAGAGGAAAGAGAGGTGGCGGATTGTGCCGCGAACGGATATACGGCTTATGAGACGGCGTGTTGGTTAGAGATGTTTAGGGCGTGCGTGGAGGTAGAGGAAAATGTATAACATGTTTAACAAACTCACAGACTTCATCCGCGCCGTGCATGACGCATTGCGACCTTACCAAGTGATGGTTGAGTGGGAAGGGACAATGAATGTGCATTACGCGTGGACTGTGGACGATGCACTGAGCTGGCTGGAGTGCTACCCACGGGACTCGCATGGGATTGTGCTGACGCGGGGGTATAAGTTTGTGGTGAGTCGCGCGTCAGGGTCGCACTTTTTGAGGAGCGCAGAATGAGCAAGGTTCTGTTCGGGTTTGCGGTAACGTGTTTGGTAATGGCTGCGCTTGGGTGGCTGAACGTCTGGCTGTGACTGGCTAGTGCGCTTACCAAAGGGTTCGCCCTTTGGCTAGTGTATTGGATGGAGGTGAGATATGGCACGTAAGAAAGTATTTCCGGAATGGTTCCGGATAGCGCTGCAGCAGGTGGCGAGTGAAGGTGAAGCGCTGGCTGAGTTTAAAACAGCGAGTGAGTGCGCGGGGCAACGGCTTTCGTTTTATAAGTTTCTCGCGGAAGTGCGCAATGATCCGGAGGATGGATTGTGTGAGGTGGCAAAACAATGCGGGATTCACATTGTGCAAGCGCCACTGACGAAGGTCAAACGGTTTTTGCGGTTTGACACGAGTAATGCGACGGCGAATCCGCTGGCGATAGCCAATGCGGAAGAGACAAAAGAGGCAATTGCACAAGAGGAAATGATGCGGCAATTGCGCGAACAGTTTAAAAAGTAGTTTGTATTTTGCGGTAGATGGACTATACTGAATTCAGCCAATCGGTGATTGGCGCATACCCGGGCGATAGCCCTAATTTAGTGGAGATTGGCAAAATGTCAGACGTTCAAGAGCAAGGCACGGTAGAATCGACCGAGGTGGCGAAGGCTGTGAAGAAAATGAAGCTGAGCGAGACCTATGGCGAAAACGGCGTGGTAGTGTTTCGCGCGGAGTTTGCCAATGGTGCCGTGCATCAATTCACGTTGGACCCACAAGCCGAGATGTATGCGCGGTTTGCCACGCACGGGGCGCGGCAGAAGCTTAGCGATGCCGGTAGCACGAAGAAAACGGCTGAAGAGGCTGAGAAGGCTGTGTCGGGTTTGATCGAAGCACTCGAGAATGGCGAATGGAGCATGAAGGGCTCGGGTGATGGTGAACCCACTGGCGGACTGTTGGCTAAGGCTTTGGCGAATTTGTACGGCAAGACATTGCCGGAAGTGCAGACTTACCTTGCAGCACTTGGCGCGCCGGCGGCAACGGATGAAAATCCGAATCCGGCTGTGGATGTGAAAGAACGCGCGAAGATTCACGCAGCCTTGCGCGCACAGGACGAAGTCGCGGCTGAGATTGAACGTATTCGGCCGCCGAAGAAGGAAAAGAAGGTTAATGAGGCGGCAAGTGTCGCGGCTGCTAACGCGCTGGCTGGGCTTAGCGGGCTGTAATCGGCCGGGCGTAGCTCGGCGCATGGTGAGCCGTCCTACGGGACGGCGCATATCCAGGGGGTACTGGGCGTCTGACTAGCGTAGAGTATCGGGGAAGGTTAGTCACCTTTCAACGGCTTGAACTAAGACCCCCGCGATATGCGCAATGGTGCGCGGGAACGTGGAGCGAATGATGAAAACGTGGCTGTTTGTTACGACGTGGATTAGAGATGGAAGGCAAGATACGCGCCGGTGGTCGGTATGCGCGACAGACCAATTGTATGCGCATAAGCTGTATTGTCAATTGGTCTGGGTGCAAGATTTAAACTATGATGAGTTTGAGTCGTTAACCATTACGATTGAACGGTAGTAGTGTCTCCTCCCGTGTCAGGCGTGGCGCGGGATTGATCCGAGGCAATGGCAATTGTCTAGAGTACGTGGAGTTGACTCGCCCGCGCGGATCTGTTTTATGCCAGTGCCTAGTTAACCAGTCGTCAGGGTGAAAGAGACCTGAAAGGGTTGCTCAAGTCTCCACCTCGCATGCGGGGCGAGCGTAAAACTAGGCACTCACATAAGACAAAGGAGGTGTGAGATGCATATTGAGCAGATTAGTGACCAAGCAATGACCTGGGTTGCGGTTGTGTTTTTGTTTTGGCTCGGTGGAGTGTCAGCCTTCGCGATAGCTTGGCAAGCTACCATCGAGCTGATTGACGTAGTACGTAAGCGGCTGGAAAAATAGTACTTGACAAACACCGCCGGGTTTACTATAATGTAAACTAGCGGTTGAATGATTCTGTAGTTAGCCAGGGTTTTGCATTGTTGTGGAGACAACTATGTTTACCGTTCAATGTATTGTAGAGCTGCAGTTAGGTTGCACTGCGCTCGCTTGGCCATGCACTCGCAGGGCTATCATTATTCTTACGCACGAGCCTTCAGACGCTGACCTTTGCGCGACAAAGGAGCTGGCTGAGATGCTCGCGCTAGAATGTCTGGATGGTTATCCCACAGTTATCCGCGCATGCGAAGTCGTGCCTTGGGGAGGTTGCTATGCTTCCGACTTTTGAGGCTCTGGTAGCCCAAGCCACCGCGCAGACCAAGCCCTATTGTTGGTTTGTGAAGCAGTCAAAATGCCGCGCATGCGGGGAAGTGCATGAGATGCAGCCTGTGTTAATGCGCGAGGAACGCTCGGGCTGGTGGCTGCAATGCAATGAGCCACTGGAAGAGCACGCTAACGCGCCGGTGAAGTTTGAGATAGTCGAACTTCAATGGTGTAAGAACTGCCACAGCGAAGCTGCCAAGCGATTCACGGCGGATTTAAAGAACGCAGTCGATATGTATGCAAACACAACAACTCTCGCGTCTCGAGTAGTGAAATTGCTAGACGACTACTCGCGCGCAAGGGCAAAGGAGCATTTTCACCATGCCTAGACCGGCGAACGCGAATCCTCCGCGCGAGGTTCACGTCAATCTACCTGCCGATCTGGCCGAAAGGCTCGATCGGTTTTTGTGGTCTGATTTGCTCGGCAAAGTACCGTATGGGGCTAGGTCGGACCTGTTTGTGAGTTTGCTGACGAATTATTTGAACATAGTGGAGGGAGAGGAAAATGAAAGTGTCTGAGCTGATTAAACGGCTATGAAAGTAGTCCTGAATGGCTGGCATATTGAGAAGGCTACGTTGGTTCAATGTATTTTCACGTGGCTTCGTCTGGAATTTTATGAGGCGCGCGATTGGGTAATTGGGCGCGCGCCGACGAGGATTGAAAAATGACAACTGTGTATTTTGTTTTCGAGCTGGCTTCGGGGGAAGTGAAAAAGACCGAAGACTGGCACCGCGCAAAGCCGTTTTTCACACAGCCTGAATACACTGTGTTAGTCGTCGAGGAAGGCATTTGTCCCGAGTTCGCACATGTTGTATTCAACAGAGATCGCAAGATTGTTGCTTATTTACCAAAGGGAGAATTTAAGTGACCGACATAGTCAGGGTTTTGCGTATTTTAGAGTACGTAGGACCGCGCGCCGATGTGGAATACACGCTGAAAAACAATGCAGTGCCGTCGAATGGCCAAGTCGATATGGGGCATCTCACCATTCGCTCGGCAATCATCGGCGAGTTTCCAGAGATTCTCGCCAATAAAGGTAACCAACGATCGGACATGGAATACGGGAGCTGCGAATGACCCCAGAAATCTCGGCTAAACTAGCCATGTGGAGGCAAAAATGTGCCCTCGGCACAATTACGCGCGAGGAGTTGAACCAAGCGATCGACGACTTGCGAAAAGTGCGACACGGTGCAGCGACTGTGGCGCGTGCATCTTCAGTGGCCAAGGCACGCGGGACTGCGCCAGGTGTGGATGTAAAATCTATATTGGGCGGCTTAGGCCAGATGGTGAAGAAATGAGCACAGATCAAGAGCGTGAAGATCCGCGGTACATCGAAGCCCTGCGGATCGCTAACCAGCGCAGGATACACAACAACGAAGTTGCCGCGATAGCAGACCGTCGTCTCGATCGCGAAGTGGGAAGCTACGCGGCAGTGTCGTGCGACGTGCTTTGCCTTGATGGTTACTTCGACGTGGAGTCGCTGTTGGCAGCCGCCGCGATACTGAAGGAATATCTGGAGCACAAGCAATGAAGACTGCCATGATTAGCATTGCCGTTGCTGTCTGGCTCTTCGTAGCCTGGACCATAACCCTCGACGTCGTGAACATGCGCGTGCCAGGGTATTTCATAGGAGAATGCAAGTGATTGATCAGTCGGCAAATAGCCCCGAGCGGACTATTGTGACGTGGAAGCCGGATTATGACAAACGATGCGCGGTCTGTGATGGTTTTCCAGTTGTCACAGGCGTGGATGAAAACGGCGTCGAAGTCTATCCCACTAAACTTTGGGCGAGAGACTTCAACAATTACATGTGCGGCGTTTGCACCTGGGGCGAAGCGGCTTGTATTGACCCGGAGAACTGGTGATGGACATATTATTTTCGTTGGCTCTTTTGCTACTTATCCTCGCATTCGTGGCTATACTGGCCGGTCTGGCGAGAAACATATGGAGGGATAAGTGAACCCTAACACACAGATTTTCCTGAACTACATCAAGTACAAAGCTGCGATTCAACGTAATTACGGCAATTGGGCTTTCTTTCCAAGCTTTGCCGACTACCGCGACTCGTGGCTGCGCTTAATGGGAGAATGAGATGTTTTACTTAGGCAAGTGTAAAGTTGAACCCGTACAGGCTTATGTGTTTGACGAGATGGTTTTTACGTTTCCGTCAGATTTTACAGTCGATGAGGATAGGTTCTTCGACGACCTCGAAGACTATTGGGCCATCAGCCTGGCGGATTTCCTTCGGCATTACTACGACGTGGAGACATTGTGATGACAAAATTTACCGTAGGCATCTATGCTCGTCTGGCCGAGCATTACGATTATGCTAAAAACAAAACAGTCGAAGAAATCCAGTACAAACTTCACGACTGGGCCGACGAGCACGGCATTGCGTTTTATCGCAAGGAGGGGGAAGTTCTAGTTTGTACGCGTGAGATAGAGTTCGACGAGAACGAAAAACTTACGCGCGAACAAGTTGTGATGGGAATGGTAGCCGGCTTGCATGAAAAGCAAACTGAACTCCGCGCGGCCGCGCAAATGGAGTTGAACGCAATTGACGAGCAGATCAATAAGTTGCTCGCAATTACAGACCAAAGTGTCGAGGAGCTTCCGTCTGACACAGTCTTCGCGCCGTATCCGCGCAAGCCCGCGCAAGATGCCACCGACACGGAGTTCGACGACATACCGTTTTAAAGCCTACGCCGGGAAATTCGGATCAAAGTCTTAATGCCTTCGGGCTAACCGCGACAGCACGTGTGCATAGTTGCAGACCACCTCCCGAAAGTACCGGCACCTAATTCTCCATCAAGCTCGCTTCGGCGGGCTTTTTGGCTGAGGGTCTTACCTCACTCAACCATCGGGGGCTGCCATGAAAAGGCACATGACCGTAATAGCAATAGCTCTGGCTGCGAGTGGCACGGTGCAAGCGCAGTCGTTTTTTGAAATAGAAGCCGGCATTGGCGCGGCATCTTACGTTCGGACTGGCAACAATGTTTACTATGATCAAGGGTTTGCTCACTCGACGCCAATCAACGCGCCAGCCGGTCGTGTGGGACTACTGGCGAACTTACTACAGCCAGCTGGATTTACTCCTGGCCTCCGAGCCCACGCGACCTATTACAACTTCGGCGCGGTCACCTGGCACGCAACCGTACCCGAGGACGGATTTACGCGAAACGGAGTGTCTGGCGGTTACAACGCCTCGACAGACAGTTGCACCAACAACAACTGTGGCACGTTTCGGAATTTTTCGTCCTCTGGCCTCACGCAAGCCGTTGCGCTGACGGTCGAGCCGTACTGGGACATTGGCCATGGGTTTACACTGGGCGTAGAAGCCGGTCCGGCATTGTATCGCGCGGAGTGGAATACCTACGCTACCGCGCTCACAGCGGGGGACTTCGGTCCAGCCGGGACAGTGCAAGACATCTCGGTCAAGGCCAAGTGGCAGCTTAGCTACATCCTCGGCGTCTCGTTGAGCCGTGGTCCCGTTTCCCTCCGCCTAAACTACCTTTCAACCCGCCGCGCAGGAGATCAAAACCCTGTCGGCACGAAAGGTGTGTTCATGGGCACTTTTAACTACTCTTTTTTCTAGGAGCAGAAATGAGCCTTGACGTCTATCTCCGTGACGACGATGGGAATGAGTTGTATCATCGCAACATCACGCATAATCTGACTCACATGGCCGACGCGGCAGGTTTCTACCGCTACATGTGGCGGCCAGAAGAGTGCGGCTGTCGCCTCGCGTGCGAGATCGCTGGCCCTATCCGCGCTGGTTTGGCCGAGTTGAAAGCTCGCCCGGAGTTCTACAAGCTCTACAGCGCCACCAATGGTTGGGGCACTTACGAGCAATTCATCCCTTGGCTCGAGGACTATGTATACGCCCTCGAGTCCAATCCTAAAGCAATTGTGGAGGCTTCAAGATGAGCCTTTGTGTAAAAACTGGCGCGGACGTGTGGGTTAACTCACACCAGCGTCTGATCCATTGTGACGCTTACCACGTCCCAGGCGAGTTCGGAGACGGCTGTTACGTCTTTCGCTATGTCGGCGAGAGCCTGGACAGCGGTATAGGTTCAGCCAATATCAAAGCCGATCGCGCGCAAGCCGACTTTATACTCATGGACGCCTTGATCGACGCGCAACATCGTATCCTCTACCTCGACACGATGAACGTTATCGTGGCTCCCTACGACGACGTGCTGGAGATAACGTAATGCTTAACCCCACCGGCCACGCTCGGCGCTTCCCCTCCGTCATTGATTCGACAATGATCGCCGCGCTCTCTTGCTCCAGGAGATTCGATGCAGCATATATTCAAAATTACACCCCCGACGGAGGAAAGTCCATACACCTCACAGCAGGAGCAGCTTTTGCGCGAGGCCTTGAAGTTCAGCGCCTCGCCTATTACCAAGGGTTCTTCGATCGAGATGTATACACCGCCATCACTGACGACAACACCGGAGCTATCCGAATGGAGGTCACTGGCCAAGAGCATTGCGTCATTGAGACCCCTGACGACTGTCTCACTCTTGGCATCGAAGCCCTTATGCTGGCCTACGGCGAAGAGCCTGAGCATAACACAGCCAAAACCTTGGACAGAATGTGTGGAGCTCTCGAGTTTTACTCCAGCGTCTTCCCGCTCGATGATGCCACCTTCGGCACCATTGCGACTATTGGTGACAAACCTGGCATTGAGTGGAATTTTTGTCTACCGTTTCCAGTCAACCATCCGGAGACCAACATGCCCCTTCTTTATTGCGGGCGGCTCGACGTCATTCTGGACATATACGGCGGGTGTTATCAGGTGGACGACAAAACTACCTCTTCACTTGGCCAAAGCTGGCCTAATCAGTGGGATATGCGGGGGCAGTTTGCTTCCTACGCATGGGGTGCGCGTGAGCTTGGAATCAAGATCGATGGAACTTTGGTACGAGGAATCTCTATACTCAAAACCAAATACGACTCCGCCCAAGCCATCGTTCATCAGCCTGACTGGAAAGTAGACGAATGGCTGGAAGGGACTTGCCGCAAGCTGGAGATTGCGAAGAAGCATTACCTCGAAGGCATCAGCATTCCCGCCTTCGGCGAGCCCTGCAACGAATACGGTGGGTGTGAGTTCAAAACCCCCTGTATGGTCCGTGATCATCAAGCCTGGATGGCGATGAACTACGGGGAACGTAACTGGAATCCTTTGGAAAGACACTAGGAGGTGTAAAATGCCTTGGGAATCGACGAATGAAGCACGGCGGCGTAGTATTAGTATTGCGACAAAGAGTGCCGGCGGGCTGCTGAATTATTTCTCTTCGGTTGAACTTTATCAACAGTACTGCCAGGATTTGACTAAGCTCCTGCACGATGATCAGATGGACTCTTTCCACGTTGCTATTGACTTCGGTCTCGGCGAGCTGATTCAAACCGAACCCGGACCAAGCCCCGAGCTAGTCCAAGCTCGTCTGTCCTACCTCGCACCACTGCCGGCGCTTTCTTGCTGCG